AAATCGTGGATGTCGCTGACATCCCGACCGATCGCACGTTCCGCGCAGCATGGGAGTACGCAGCATGATCACCATCAACATCGACAAAGCCAAGGCCATCGGCCATGACATGCGCCGTGCTGCGCGTGCTGCCGAGTTCGCGCCATACGACGACGCTATTGCGAAGCAGATTCCCGGTCAGGCAGAAGGTGCTGAAGCAGCCCGTCAGTTAATCCGTGAGAAGTATGCTGCCATCCAGACGGCGATTGATGCGGCTGTTACCCCGGATGAAATCAAGGCCGCGCTTGAAGGAGCCGCACAATGAGCCAAGTGTTCGGCGTCTACTTGCACTGCCGACCAAACGGGGAGCCTTTTTATGTAGGCAAGGGCACGCGCAAGCGCGCACGCGATTTTTATTCTGGGCGTAATTCGCATCACAAGCGGATTGTTGCCAAGTACGGCAAGGGTGCCATTCTTGCGCGGTTCATGGAGTGTGACAGCGAAGACTCCGCGTTGTCGCTGGAGGCGTGTTTGATAGCTGCATTCAAGAATGCGGGTTTTGACATGGCCAACTATTCTTCTGGTGGAGAAAGAGGCCGAGGCTGGGCGCTCAGCGAAGAAGCCAAACAAGCCATGTCGCGTGCAAAACAAGGACGCCGTCATTCCGAAGAACACAAAGCCGCGATAGGCGCGGCGCTCCGTGGCAAAAGTAGGAAGCCGCTTTCCGAAGAGCGACGGGCGCAAATCGGGGTGTACGCAAAAGGCAAGGCTTGGTTTAATAACGGTGCAGCAACTGTTTTTTGTAAGCCAGAACTTGCACCAGAAGGCTACGTGCCGGGGCGAATTGCGCCGTGGCTAAAACGCGAAAGGAAACAACGTGTCACAAATTAAAGTTCAAGGCAACGCCTCGGGCACGGGCATCTTCACGATTACCTCGCCCAACAGCAACAACAACCAGACCCTGACGCTGCCGGACAGCACGGGGACGGTGCTGACAAAATCTGGCACCTACGTCGCGACTTCTGATTTAGGCTCAGGAACCGCAAACAGCAGCACTTATCTTCGTGGTGACCAGACGTGGGCGACGGTTACTTCGCTCCCCGGCGCACAAGCGCAGGTCTTTACTGGCAACGGCACGTTCACCATCCCGACGGGCATAACCGCGATTAAGGTCACTGTTCAAGGCGGTGGTGGAGGCGGTGGCGGGTCTACCTATGCTAATTGCTCTGTTGGATACGGAGGAAGTGGTGGTGGCGGCGGGTGTGCTATTACATGGCTTACCGGACTAACACCCGGCAATACGTTGAGTGTCACTGTTGGTGGTGCGGGGTCAGCAGGTTCATCTAGTGCTGGTGCTGGCGGTACTGGTGGTACTTCTTCTGTTGCCTCTGGGACGCAGACAATTACAACGATTAGTGGCACCGGAGGCAGCGGGGGCGCCGGGGGCGCTGGTGGTGCGTCGCAAGGGAATGGCGGTGCTGGTGGCGGGACTTCGGGCGGCACCATTTCTTTTACTGGGCAAAGTGGAAGAAGCGGTTTGTCTCTGCAAAATGCAGGAAGCTCCACGGGTGGTCACTCGCTTTTTGGCCTTGGGGGGCAACAAACAACAGCGAGTCGCACTGTGTCGTCTGTTGGAACTGGTTATGGTGCTGGCGGTACTGGTGCAGGTTCTAGTAATCAATCGAATTACGCTGGCGCGGCGGGCACTGCGGGCCTTGTTATTTTTGAATGGTGATCAGCATGAACAAAAACTACTGCATGGTTAACGTCGAGACCAGCATTTGCGACAACATCTGTTTGTGGGACGGCAACCCTGACACTTGGACACCGCCATCTGGCTACTTAATGCTTCCTCAAGCTACGACCCCCGCAAAGAATTGGGTGTGGATTGACAACGCGTGGGTGATAGCAAATGAGGGTGAGGGACAGATCGGCTTTACGTGGGACGGCACCTACCTGACCACCAACGAACCCGAACCCGAGAATGCCGCCATTACCCCAGACGGCGGGGTCACAACCGGAGCCAAGACGCTGTGACGGCAATGATCGCCCCCCGGTTCATCGTCACGCAAGACGGCACCTCGCTGAACGTGTTCCATGCCAACAAAGGGCAGGGCCTGCCGCGTCACGAGCACGCCTACGCACACCTGACCATGTGCCACGCGGGAAGCTGCATCGTACGCAAGGAAGGCCGGGAGTTGGTGATGACCAAGGACACGCAGCCGGTGAATCTCGTGGGCAACGAGTGGCATGAAATCGAAGCACTTGAGGACGGCACGGTGTTCGTGAACGTCTTTGCAGAAGGGAAATACTAAATGTCCGTCGTAAAAGCAAACACCTACCAAGACGCCAGCGGCGGCAGCAACGCTGTCTTCAGTGGTGTCGCCTCGCCGCCCAACTCGATGGGGTTCAGGAATCGCATCATCAATGGGGATATGCGGATCGACCAGAGGAATGCTGGGGCGAGTGTGACGCCTGCGGACGGGGCTTACACTTTAGACCGATGGTCTGTGTATCAGTTTGTTGCGTCGAAATTTTCTGTGCAGCAAAACGCAGGCGCTGTCACGCCACCAACGGGGTTTTCTAACTACCTTGGGGTGACTTCATTGTCCGCGTACACCGTGCTGTCTGGTGGGGCCAATACTGTCCAGCAAGCAATTGAGGGTTTTAATACTGCGGATTTAGCGTGGGGAACCGCAAATGCTCAAGCAGTCACTTTGTCATTTTGGGTTCGTTCAAGCCTGACAGGAACTTTTGGTGGTGCTATACAAAACTCTGCCGCCAATAGAAGCTACCCATTTTCTTTCACCATCAGTGCTGCAAGTACTTGGGAATACAAGACCATCACCATTTCGGGCGACACAACCGGCACTTGGGTAGGTGCAACCAACGGCGTTGGGCTGAGAGTGTTTTTTGGTCTTGGCGTTGGCTCTACTTATAGCGGAACTGCGGGGGCATGGGCTGGCGCACAATATTTTTCAGCCACCGGCGCAACCAGCGTAGTCGGCACCAACGGAGCCACCTTCTACATCACCGGCGTCCAGCTTGAAGCTGGCACTGTGGCCTCGCCGTTTGAGCGCAGGGACTACGGGCGTGAGTTGGCGATGTGTCAGCGGTATTACTGGAAAATGACTAGTGTTGTCGTAGATACGATTGTTACGGCTTCTGGGGTACTTGGAAGCGCGACCAACGCGCAGGTTTATTTTAAGTATCCCCAGACAATGCGGTCGTCTCCAACGTTTTCGCAGAACTTGATGAATATCAGCAACGGTGTAAATGGCCAGCCAATTTTAAGTTTCGGAGGGGCTTTTGGTTTGGATTCCGCATTCTTGAGCTGCACCACTTCATCGATTGGCAGTGGCGCTGCGACGCAAGCCGCAATCATGTACATGAACAACAACGCCAGCGCATTTGTTGCTGCCAGCGCGGAGCTTTGACTATGTATAAATTACCTGATGTCTTACTTCTTGGGGCTGTTCCGCCATGCGTCACTCGCCTTGCGGATGGCGCAGTCATCCCCTTCGACCCCGCCAACACCGATGCCAAGGAGTTCGCTAAGTGGCTTCAGGCTGGAAACAAGCCTGACCCCGCTGAAGAGGGTGGCGTGGTGACGGACGAGTGGGTTGCAGAGACCATCGCGAAGTTGATCCCTGCCGAAGGAAACCAGCCGCTGCCTGCGGATGAGCCGACGGAGTAAACCGGTATGGAAGATACCCAGCACCAGATCGCCCTGCTGAAAGCGCAGGCGCGGGCGGAGTTGAACCGCCTCGAAGCCCAGAGCACCGCCAAGGATGTTGCGGGCAAAGCCATCGGCAAGCACGGGCTTGCGTACATCACGGCCATCGTCGTTGTGGGCGTAGGTGCCAGTCTGGCGCTGGAGGAGTCCAAGATCGCTGCGGTGATCGGTCTGGTGTCTGCCGCCCTGACGGCGCTGATCTCCATGCTCAACGGAATTGCAGGTGCGTCTCCCAAACAGGACAAGCCCGAGTTCGAGATCATGAAGCAACTGATTGACAAGCTGGACCGGCTGGACCGCCAAGAGCAGCCCATGCGTGTGGATGTTGAAGGCACCAAGGTCACCGTCACCAAGGGCGACGACAAGGTCACGGCAGGGGGATGACATGGATTGGCTCAAACAAATTGCCCCCACTGTGGCGTCTGCGCTGGGCGGCCCTCTTGCGGGCATGGCAGTCGCTGCCATTTCTAAAGCCATCGGCGTCGAAGAGGACAAGGTCAACGACCTGATCTCCAGCAACAAAATGTCCGCCGAGCAGATCGCGCAGTTGAAGATTGCCGAGATCGAACTCCAAAAGCAGGCCAACGAACTCGGTCTGAACTTCGAGAAGTTGGCGGTGGATGACAGGAAGAGCGCCCGTGAGATGCAGATGACGACGCGCTCGCTAGTGCCTCCAATTCTGGCTGGGACCATTACGCTGGGCTTCTTCGGCATCCTGATCCTGCTGCTGCTGGGCAAGGTCGAGGGCGACAACAACACCATCCTGATCATGCTGGGCTCGCTTTCTACCGCATGGACTGGGATCATTGCTTACTATTTTGGTTCTAGCGCAGGTTCGCAAGCCAAGACGGAACTCATGGCCGGTAAAAAATGACCATCCTCGCCCTGACTGAGACCCTGACCAAACTCAAGATCGACCCGTCGTGGGCCGAGCCGCTGGCGGAAGTCTTCCATCGCTACGAGATCAACACCCCGGCGCGGCAGGCTGCGTTCATTGGGCAGTGTGCGCATGAGTCCATGAACTTCAAGGTGCTGGAGGAGAACCTCAACTACTCCGCCGAGGCGCTGATGCGTACGTGGCCGAGCCGTTTCCCGACGCTGGAGTTCGCCCAGCAGTACGCCCGCAACCCTGAAAAAATCGCCAACCGGGTCTATGGTGGGCGCATGGGCAACGGCACGGAAGAGACTGGGGACGGCTGGCTGTATCACGGCAGGGGGCTGATTCAGCTTACCGGCAAGGACAACTACATGCTGGCCTCGGACGCCCTGAACCAAGACTTCATTCACTCCCCGGATTACTTGCTGGTGCCGCGCTGGGCCGCGCTGTCTGCTGGGTGGTATTGGAACAAGCGCAACCTCAATAAAGAGGCCGACGCCAAGGACTTCGTCGGGATGACCAAAAAGATCAACGGCGGTACGATTGGGCTTGACGACCGGATTGCGCACATCAAGCATGCGCAAGAGGTGCTGACCGCTTAAAGGCCATCCATGCCGCTTCAGAAAATCCTTTTCAAACCCGGAGTCAACCGCGAGAACACGCGGTATACGACCGAAGGCGGGTGGTACGACTGCGACAAGGTTCGCTTTCGCCAAGGCACGCCAGAAAAGGTGGGCGGTTGGGAACGCATCTCTGCCTACACCTACGAAGGCGTGTGTCGTTCGCTGTGGACTTGGGGCACGATCACCAACCCCACGGTACTCACGGGCGTGGGCACCAACAAGAAGTTTTACATTGCAGAGGGCGGCGCGTACAACGACATCACGCCGATCCGCGACTATGAAGGGCCGCTAAGCAATCCGTTTGCTGCTACCACCGGGTCCACGACGATCACAGTCACTGACAACGCGCATGGATGCCAGACGGGCGACTACGTGACGTTCCTCGGGGCGCAAGCGCTGAGTACGCAGACTTTCACGCGGTCCTCGGCTACGGACTTTGTCCTGTCCACGGCGCTGGCGAACAACACCCCGGTACTGCTGTCTGTTTCTGCTGGCGGGTCTTTGCCGACCGGCTTGCTCACGGGGGTGCAGTATTTTGTGAAGGTGGTCTCGGGCACCACGATTAACTTTACCAACGTGGTGGACGGCGCGGCGATTAACACCACCACGGCGGGTTCGGGAACGTTCTCTCTGGAAGTGAACCAAGGCATCACCTCGGCGGTACTCAACCAGAACTTCGAAGTCACCGTCGTCAACACCAACAGCTACACGATTCAAAGCCCGGTGGCTGCGACGGCCTACGATGTGGGCGGGGGCGGCACGTCTGTCTACGCGGCTTACGAAGTTCCCACGGGCAGCGAGATTGTCACACCGCTCAGTGGTTGGGGCGCTGGCACTTGGAGTTCCGGTCCGTGGGGCATCGGCACTACGACGCTGATCGGTGCGCGGCTTTGGTATCAGAACAACTTTGGTGAAGACCTCATCTTCGGGTATCGGGGCGGCGCTCTGTACTACTGGAATGCCAAGATTGGCGTGACGCCCGAAGTCTTCACAGTGACGATTGCCTCTCCAGCGGTGGTGACGTTTGCCAGTTCAGAGTTGGTGGACGGCACAGCAGTGGTGCTGGAAACGACGGGCGCGCTGCCCACGGGCCTCACGGTGGGTACGGTCTACTACGTGCGCAACGCCTCGGGCAGCACCTGTAATCTATCGGCTACACCCAGCGGCGCGCTGATCAACACGTCGGGCTCTCAGTCTGGCACGCACTACGTGTCGCCTCGCGGCATCCCGGTCACGAGTTTGGCAGGCGCGTCGGACGTGCCGACGGTGGTCAACAACATGATCGTCTCGGATGTGAGTCGGTTCGTGATTGCGTTTGGCTGCAACCCGCTGGGCGAGACAGTCGTGGACCCGATGCTCATTCGTTGGTCGGATCAGGAATCGGTGGTGGACTGGACGCCTTCGTCCACAAACCAAGCGGGCGGCGTGCGGCTGTCGCACGGCTCGGAGATTCGTACAGGCGTTCAGTCCCGGCAAGAAGTGCTGGTCTACACCGACGCGGCGCTGTACTCGCTGCAATACCTTGGGCCTCCGTTTGTTTGGGGTGCGCAGCTTCTGGGCGATAACATCTCGATTGCCGGAGTGAACACCGCCATCGTTGCGTCGGGCGTTGCGTACTGGATGGGCGTGGACAAGTTCTACCGCTACGATGGGCGCGTTCAGACCCTGCGTTGTGATCTTCGCCAGTACATCTACAACGATATCAACCTCGACCAGCAGGACTTGTTCTTCGCGGGGACCAACGAGGGCTTCAACGAGGTCTGGTGGTTTTACTGCTCATCTGGCTCCACCGTGGTGGATCGCTACGTCGTCTACAACTACGCCGAGGACATCTGGTACTACGGCACGATGGGGCGCACTGCATGGGTGGACTCGGGGCTGAACCAGTATCCGGTGGGTGCGACGTACGCCAACAATCTTGTGTATCACGAGCTTGGCGTGGACGACAACGTCTCTGGGACCCCCGTGGCGATTGACTCGTACATCACCTCGTCGCAGTTCGACATTGGTGACGGCCACGCGTTTGGCTTTATCTGGCGTTTGATTCCAGACATCACATTCCGTGGCTCGACTGCGGCCAGCCCCCAAGTCACCATGACGCTGCTGCCCCTGCAAAACTCAGGCTCAGGCTACAACTCGCCGCCTTCTGTCGGCGGGGTGGACAACGCCTCTGTGGTGCGCAGCGCCACGGTCCCGATAGAACAGTTCACGGGGCAGGTCTACATCCGGGTGCGTGGGCGGCAGATGTCGTTCAAGGTGGCGGGCAACCAGCTTGGCCTTCAGTGGCAGCTTGGCGCGCCGCGTATCGACATCAAGCCTGATGGGAGGAGATGACCCATGACTCTGATCGTCACCTCGCAATACGAACTCAACCGCGTTACAGCGCCGCGCCTGCCTAACGCACCAGCGGAGTATCGCCAGCAGTATCACGATCAGTTCGCCGACGTTCTGCGTCTGTACTTCAACCGGCTGGACAACATTCTGGGGCAACTGGTAGCTTCTATGGAAACAATCCCCGTATCAATCGGCGGCACCAACACGGACGCCTTCGGGCGATTGCGGGTCAGCCAGCCTTACACTCTCTTTGACAGCCAAAACCGCTACGCGGCAGACAATCAGTTTGATGTCTCCACCACCGGGACGGGCACCACGACGTTCCTCTCCAACGAGGCGGCGGTCAAGATGGAGGTCACCGGGGCAGGTGTGGGGTCAGTGCTGCGCCAGTCCTACCGCTCGTTCCCGTATCAGCCGGGTAAGGGCCTACTGGTCTTGGCGACGTTTGTCATGGACAGCAGTCAGAGCTTGAACCTCACCCAGCGGGTGGGCTACTACAACGACGACAACGGCGTGTTCTTTCAGCGCGTGGACGGTACGTACTCTTTTGTTCTACGTTCTAGCTCCACCCCCACTCCGGGCACCCCCAGCGATGTTCGCACGGTCACGCAGGCTAACTGGAACGGCGACAAGCTGGATGGCACCGGGGCTTCTGGGCTGACGCTGGACCCCTCCAAGGCGCAGATTCTGTGGATGGACTTTGAGTGGCTGGGTGTTGGATCGGTGCGTTGCGGCTTCATCATTAATGGTGAGTACATCGTCTGCCACACCTTTGAGAACGCCAACGATATCACCAGCGTATACATGACGACGGCTATCCTGCCGGTTCGTTACGAAATTAAGACTACAACGTCAGCGGTGGCAGCGTCCATGAAGGCGATCTGCTGCTCTGTGGTGTCTGAGGGTGGCTTTGAGCAAACCTCCATCGACCATGTGGCGCGGCGCACCACATCGTTTACCAACATCGACACCGCCGCGTTCTATCCCATTGTGTCTATCCGTCTGGCGTCGGGCCGCACGGGCGCGGTGGTGTTGCCCAACCGAGTTCAATTCCTGCCTCTAACCAGCCAGAACTATGAAGTGGCGCTGATCAAAAATGCTACCCTGACTGGAGCGACTTGGGCGGCGACGGTGCCTTCGGATTCCAACGTGGATTTTGATGTTGCGGCCACCGCCATGACAGGCGGGACTATTGCCCAGACAGATTATGTAACCTCTACCGGTAGCGGCGGCACGGTAAATACCTCCATAGCTACCGGCTACAACTGGGACCTTCAGCTTGGGGTGTCGATTGCCGGGGTCAGCGACATTTACACGCTGGGCGTGCGCACGGTCTCCGGGGCAACCAAAGGAGACGGCGTTGGGTCCCTCTCCTTCTACGACCTGACGCAGTAATTGCCTCTGAAAACCCCCCATGTTAGACTCAATTAACCCCTTTTCCGTGAGGCCCCAATGAGCCTTCAACTTGCTGCACAACACCTTGCATCCAAGGGCCGTGGTCCGGACACCATGCTCGTCCACATGGCTCCGGGCGAAGTCAAAAGCCTACAAGCTCTGGCACGCGCCCATGGCGGCACGCTGACCACCAACCCAGATACCGGTCTGCCTGAAGCGGGCTTTTTGTCCGCGATCCTTCCGATTGTTGCTGGTGCTGCGCTAGGTCCCGCAGGCATGGGCTTGACCGCAATGCAGGCGGGGCTTGCAGCGGGGGCGCTAGGCACTGTTATGACCGGCAGTCTACAGAAAGGTCTGATGGCCGGTCTTGGCGCGTACGGCGGTGCGGGGATTGGCAACGTGATTGGTAACGCAGGCACTGCGGCGATTGAGGCTGGGGCTACTGGGGCTGCGCCAGCGCTTCCTCCGGTGACGGATGTAAGCACTATGGCGGCGCAAGCGCCAAGTGCTGGGCTAGTACCCACCGGAGCAGTTACACCGCCAGCTTATCCAGCGGGAACTCTAGGAAGCGGTATGTACGACCCAACCGGTGGGGGCGTTTTGAATACCGGCGCTACTACTCCTCTTCGGTATGCAGATGTGGCGGTGCCTACGGCCCCTAATGTCACGCCTATGCCGACTGCATCTGTTACGCCGATGCGAGTTCCCAATGTTCCTAATCAGATGGACTTGATGAGCGACAAAGCTGCTGCGCTGCGCGAAGCGGGTCCGATGGGTCGGTTTACTAGGGGACTGAGCGAAATTTCTGAGAAACCGTCGCTACTCTTCAACAAAGAAAACATGCGGTACGGTCTCGCTGCCGCTGCGCCTCTTGCCGCCGCTGCGATGGAGCCTCCCAAAGCGCCTGTTTATCAAGGCAGCGGTCCCAACCCGTATGCGTATTCGTATGACCCCGGGACGCAGACCTATGCGCCTCTTCCCTCCTCATCTGCGGAGCGGCAGTACTTTGATCCGCAATTCCGTCGCATGGCCGAGGGCGGTATGGCGCGCGGTGGTATCTCGCATCTGGGTGACTATTCTGACGGCGGTCGTCTCCTGCGCGGCCCCGGTGATGGCGTGTCTGACTCCATCCCTGCAACGATTGCTGACAAGCGCCCCGCGCGTCTTGCTGATGGTGAGTTTGTGGTTCCCGCCCGCATCGTCTCTGAGTTGGGCAATGGCTCGACCGAAGCGGGTGCCCGTAAGCTGTACGCCATGATGGACCGTGTTCAGAAGCGTCGCGCTAAAACTGTTGGTAAAGGAAAAGTGGCTGTGAACAGCCGTGCTGATAAATTGCTTCCGGCATGACCGTTGTATATGCTGTTGAGGACCCGGGGTCCTTTATCGAAGAGTTCAAGGTGATTGCACCTGCGCACTATGACGAACTGTGTGTCACCAAAGACTTTCCGATGGACCCGGACCTTGAGGCGTACGGCAGGTTGTGGACAGCGGGAATGCTCAAGTGCATCACGGCGCGGACCGATGGAGCGTTGATTGGGTATGTGATCTTCATCGTCCAACCGCATTTGCACTACAGGACATGCAAGACAGCGTTTGAGGATTTGTATTTCCTCAAGAAAGAACATCGACTGGGGCGTACCGGTATCCGGCTCTTCCAGTTTGCAGAGGAGGCACTGCGTGCCGATGGCGTCAATCGCGTCATCTTCCACACGAAGGTGCACTTGGACAACTCGCGGCTGTTTGAGTACTTGGGCTACAAGCACACGGACAAGCTGTATACGAAAATTTTGAGCACGGAGCCGCTATGAGCTACTCTCGTCAACAGCTTTACGCCATGGGGGAACCCTTTGGCGAGTGCGCTACCCGCAAAGAAGGCGGGCGAATCATCTACGGCGGTGGCGGTGGCGGCAGCGCTCCCCCGGCTACTCAAACGCAGGTTTCTGACCTGCCGGACTGGGCCAAACCTTCTGCGCAAAAGCTGCTCGGTAAAGCCGAGGCACTCACTGAGGCCGGAAGATACCAGCCGTTCCAAGGCGAGCGCGTTGCCGGTTTTTCTCCGCTTCAGCAGCAAGCGTTCCAAGGCGCGGCGCGTATGGATACCGGCCCTCAAGGCTTTGCGCAGCAGGTTCCGCAGTACATGTCCCCGTACATGCAGAACGTCATCGATCGCGAGAAGATGGAGGCCGCTCGTGCCTCGCAGATTCTGGGCATGCAGCAGCAGGCTAAGGCTACGCAAGCCGGTGCGTTTGGCGGTTATCGGGAAGGTATTGAGCGCGCTGAGCGTGAGCGGGGGCTGCGCACCCAGTTGGCTGACATCCAGACTCGTGGTTTGCAGTCGGCATACGACCGCGCCGCTGATCAGTTCCGTACCGGCATCACGCAGGGTCTGGCCGTGGGCCAGCAACAGGCGCAGCTTGGCGGCGTTCAACAGCAGCGTGAACAGAGCATCCTGTCTCAGCAGTATCAGGACTTCCTGAACCAGCAGCGCTATCCGTACCAGCAGCTTGAGTTCATGTCCAACATCCTGCGCGGCACTCCGATGGGCACGGTCCAGACGCTGTACGGCGGACAGCCTAACGTGTTTGGTCAAATTGCTGGTCTTGGCGCTGGCTTGTATGGCGCATTTGGTCGTGCCGAGGGTGGCATGGTCAACTCTTATGCCGAAGGCGGTGTCACCAGCGATGCAAACGTCGAAGATATCCTGAGCAAACTCAGCGACCAGCAGTTGATGCAGGCCAAACAGGTTGCTTTGGCTCAGCGCGACGTAGAACGTGCGCAAATGATTGATGCTGAGTTGGCTGAGCGCGCTTCGTTGCGCGGCGGTCTGGGTGGCGCGTTCAACATGCTGCCGCAGGAGCAGCAGGATGCTGTGACCGAGATGGCTGGTGGCGGCATCGTGGCGTTTTCAAACGGCGGAGATATTGATCCGTTGTCTTTGATTGGAGGAAATCCTCCCGAAAGCCGGAGCGTGAACCCGTTGGATCTTGGCCGAATTGCTCGTGGTGGCAAGTCGATTGAAGAGTACTACAGCGAGCCGCCGCCCCCGACCCCCGGCATCCCTCGCATGGCTGCTGCGCAGCCCGCTGCGCAAACTTACACCCGAAGAATGGGCGCACTCGCTCCGTCTGAGCGTCCGTCTGAGCGTCCAGTCGATGTTGTCAAAGGTCCGGCCAAAACCAAACCCGTCAATGATGTTACTGCCGCTGCTAACGCAGTAGCGAATGCTGCTGCTCAGACCACGGGCGTGAGCCGCACGGGCATGAAAGAGGCTTTCGAGGAAGGTCTCAGGCTCGTGAAAGACGAGAGGGGTGAAGCTGACTCCAAGCGGATGACTGAACTGATCAACCGGATCAGTAAGTCTGACGCGCCGGACAAGATGGACATGCTGGCCAACTTTGGCTTCAAGATGGCTGAGGCCGCTACTGAAGGCGGAACGCTCCTGTCTGCCGCGTCAAAAGGCGCGCAAGTTATTCCGCAGATGCGCGCACAGGCTAAGAAAGAAGCCAAGGAAGCCCAACGTCTCGGTATTACGCTGGAGATGGAGAAGCTCAAACTTGACGCTGCTAACCGCAAGGGCGACCGCACTGCTGCATTGCAGCACGCGCAGAACATCCGGATCATGGAAGGCCAAGAAGCTCAACTGGCTGAAAATATCCGCGCTAACCGCGAACGTGAACGCCTGCAAGGACGCCAAATCGCTGCAACTGAAAAGCGCTACGCCGCACAGCAGGACCGGATGGCGCAGGCCATGCTGGCTACTCGTAGATCGAACGCGCAGAAAGCGCTGGCGCAAGCCACCAAGGATTGGGGCGATCCGCTTAAAAATCAGGAACTGAAGAAACAGTACCCCACCATGCAGGCATACCAGAAGGCACTTTTTGATGCGCTGCAACTACAATCATTGCCAGAGATGCGAGTGCTTCCGGATGAGGATTGACGTATGGCCATTTATACCTACAAGGCTCCGGGCGGTAAAACGATCCGACTTGAAGGACCTGCGGGGTTAACACAGGCCGACGTAAATCTTTACGGCGACAACATGTTCAAGACGGAGCCTGTTGCGGCTCCGGTGCCCGCTCCCGCTCCCAAGGGTGAGTCTGGCTTTATCCCGTCCATCATGCGCGCTGGCTACCAGACCAGTGCACTGCTTGGCGACGTGCTACCTGCCATGGCGGCAAAAGCTGTCGGGGCGGAAGAGTATGCCAAGCGGCAGATGGGCGAAGCTGCGGCAACAATGCAGCGCGCGCAGGAGTTGTACCCTGCGGAAGTCCCGTCGTACAAAGACATCAAAGGCGTAGGCGATGCGCTCACCTACGTAAAAGAAGCTATTGGCGAGATGATTCCCTCGATCATCCCGTCTGTTTTGACTGGTGGTCTGGCAGGGGTTGCGGCACGTCCGGCGGTGGCTGCAGCGACGGCTGCGGCTAAAGAATATGCCGAGAAGCAGGTTGTAGAGGCTTTTGCAAAAGGGCCGATGCAGCAAGCCGTGCTCGAAAAGATTAAAAAAGATGCTCTTGCAGAGGGCATGAAGGCGGCGCAGAGGACCGCGCTCAAGTACCAAGCTGCGGGCGCGCTCACGGGTTCTGCGGCGCAGAACGTCCCTGAAGTCTTCCAGAACATCTACGAAGAGACTGGGAAGATGGAGCTTGCTCCCGCGTTGGTGGCGGGTGGCTTCAATTCGGTGCTGGATGCAATCATGCCGATCCAGCTTCTGCGCAAAGTCAATACGGCTGGCATCCCCAGAGAACAGATTATCGGTGCGTGGTACAAGCGTGCTGGCAAAGGGGCGGTAACTGGCTTCTTAACTGAGGGCGGCACGGAAGCCGTCCAAGAAATGTCCAGCGCAGCGGCTGAGAAGTTTGTTGATCAGAACAAGGACTTCTTCACCGAGAAGAACTTTGAGCGCTTTATCAATTCTGGCTTGAAGGGTGGCTTTGGTGGCGCTGCGGTCACCGCTACGGCAGATGTCCTGACGGGCAAAGCGCCAGAGAAAGTCACGCCCCCGAGCGAGAAGGAAGAAGTCGAGACTGAGCGCGAACTGCCCCCGCCGCCCGCAGGTGAGAAGAAGGTAAGACTGTCCAAGCTGGAGAGACTGCGCGAAGACCTCGCCGCGACTCAGGCCAGACTAAACGAGAACCTTGCCAAAGGGCGCAGGGGGACGATGATCACTCGGTCTGAAGGCAAGATCGAGCGGCTCAAACGAGAGATTGCGGATGAGGAAGCCAAGGCGGCTGCTGAAGGAGCACCAAGTGTTGCAGAACCTATCCCGGGAGCAGGTGGAGCAGGCTTTGAAATTCTTAGCCCAACCGATGCCGGAGTCAGTGCCCCCGCCCCTCAAGGACCTGAACTTACTGGAGTGGCACCTGCTCCAGCAACTGCTGGAGAACTTGCTGGAGGAAAAGCAGCAGCACCCGCTACAGTAACTCCGCCTCCCGCACCTCCGCCTCCCGCGCCTCCGCCTCCAAAGCCCCCGGCCCAAACCGACGAAGAACGTCTCAACAAACTGCTTGATGACGATCTGTTTTCTCGTGGTAGTGCCGCAGCACCTAGCCGCGCCGCGCAGATCAATGAAATAGGCAAGAAGTTTGGCCTGACCCGTAACGCTGGCGAAACTGATGAGGCGTTTGGTACGCGCATCAAAAATGCAATTGCGTTTGAGAAGCAGCGTGAGCCTGCTCCGGGCGAGACTGTGCCTCTGTCCGCGCTTCCGACCGAAGTTGTTGCGGCGCAGGAAGTCAAACCGTCTAAACCGTACCGCCCTGCCAAAGAGCAGCGCGAACTCTACGAAGAAACGCGCCAAGAGTTCAACCAGTACGTCGAGCCAGACGATCAACTGCCTGAGTACGAAGCGCTGACCGACGATGAGCGGCGCGAGTACTTTCAGAACTACATCCAACGTAACACGCAGGAAGAGCACGATCAGGCAGCAGATGCGCTGTCCAACTACATCGCTGCCAAGCGTTCGGAGAGCCGCTCTCGTGGCGACGTTGATCTTGTCCGTGCCCGTCAGTCGTATCAGGCAAACCGCGATTCGTTTGGTCGGCAGACTGGGCTGGCCTATAACTTTCCGGCATGGGGCGATCTGTCCCCTGAGTCCCAGCGTGCCTACGCAGCGATCAACAAGACCGACTCTGTCCAAGAACAGCATCTCGCATTTAGTACGCTGAAGAAACAAATCCAGCGTGAGAAGGCGGAACAATCCAGCCGCGAAGCGCTGGAGCAAGCCGAAACCGACGCCACGCGCCAGATGCTGGCAGCGGCAGAGCGCGCCCGGAAGTCTCAGCCCGCAGGTAAGGGGGACATTCTTCCGGACAACATTCTCCAGAAGCTGCTGGCAGGTGACATCACTGCTGTACTGGACTACATCAAGAACGAAGGTAATGGCCTTGCGCTCAAGCGCGGCTACGACCTGTTCCGTGTCAGAGGTCCGGGTGGCAAGCCCGTGCTGCGTCGTGGTGTGGTCAACATCCGTGACTCCGTAGCGATGGGCATCTTCCGTAGTCTGGCCTCGCGTCTGCTGGACGTGAGCGGGCTGAAGGTCAACGTCGTCTTTGACGAAAACATGGTCTACGGAGATGTCGCCAAGTACGACGCCGCGACCAATACTCTCTACGTCGGCCCGAATGGTCTGGACGAAGCCACAGTCCTGCATGAACTAACTCATGCGGCGACGGTCAAGATTATCCACCAGTACTTCACCGACAAATCCAAGCTGGCTCCGCATGTCGTCAAGGCAGTGGAGCAGATGCAGAACATCGCGTCCGCAGCGCAGGCGCGGCTCGGCTCCAAGTACCTTAGCGCGTTTGAGAACCTGTACGAGTTCGTGGCCTACGCCATGACCGACATGGACTTCCAGTATGACTTGGCGCAGATTCAAGTCTCCAAGCTGGCAACGGCCACCGAGAAAACTACCGAGACATTCTCTCCTATCCAGACTGAACTGGAGGCGCAACGCGAAGGCAAAGAAGGCGCGAAGCAGTACGACGGGTTCATGGATAACCTGTGGAACTCGTTCGTGGGCACGATGGCCTACATGTACAAGCTGTTCCGCCCCGGGCAGACTGCGACCAAGATTCTGATGCCGACCGAGAAGTCTCGGCTTACGACCGCCAAGACGCAGCGTCAAGCAAAGCGGGAAGAAATCAGAGAAGAGATCGAGACTAAGAAGGTTGGCGAGGAAGAAGTCAAGGGCCTCACTGACAAAGAAAAAGCAGAGCTTGGCCTAGCGGAAAAGGAAGCGTTTGCTCCCGAGACTTTGTTTGATAACCCCGAACAAATGCAAGAGGCCAAGATCAAGCCTCTACCCGGGGAGCTAAAGACCAAGGCTGGGATTACTAACCTCAAGCGCGAAATCCTGCGTGAACCCGGCTATAAGGGTAACCTTCTGCTGGAGGCTGCGGCTGCGTTTGAAGTCCTGCTGGCAGCACCAGAAGGCGGCATTCAGCGGCTGGCTGGGCGTGAGGGCATCGGGGCTGAACTACCGTCTAGAGGCGCGGCGGCTGCTCCTACCGCTGGACCAAGAACCGACGAAGAAATTGCCGCCGAAGCCCTCAAGCAAGTTGAGATCAAAGAGCATGGGCTGAAGTCTCTGCGACAACTGCTGTTCTCCCGCCGTGGGTACGAGTGGTTCGTCAAGCAGTTCCAGAACGAGCGTCGTGTGGTCAAGCAAATCTCTGAGCGCGCTGAGCGCTTTGGGATGCTCCAGCGCGTGGGCGCAGGCATTAACGATGTTTGGGGCCAACTGACCCGCTCGACTGGCATGGCGGTTGACCTATACAACGTGCACGTGCGCGGGCTGTCGGAAGATGCTGACCGCGCTATCGAGGCGTACGCCAAGAAGAAAGGCATCCCGGTCAAGGAAGCGCTGTCTCGGTTGCACTTGATCTTTGAAGCGCGGCATGAGCCTGAGCGTCGGCAGGTGAAGTACCTGTTGCGCGTACCGCTGGACAACGATACCAAAAACATCAACCTCGATGGACGAGCGTACACCCCTCAAGCGGCACGTGAAGAAATTCTGCGGAGGCTGGCTGATAACGATCTGAAGGGACGCACCCCCCAAGACTATCGAGCCATGCTCGATCAAATTATTGCCGCCGGGTTGTTTGACAAAGCTGCGCCTGCCGCAGAACTTGACCCAAACAACTCCAAGTACAACGTCATTGCAGACCGCCCCGCATCGGAGATTGCTGCAATTAAAAACACGTTTGATCTTCCGGCAGATCGAGCTGAGATCGACGCGATTGACGCGGCGCTCAAGAAGCTGACCGAGAAGACCAAAGACCTGAACCGCGTGGCCAACTACTGGTCGCAGCCCGTGAATAACGTGGCGGAGTTCTACGGCTTCAAGAACTACGTGCCGTTCAAGGGTCGCAAGGGACTGGAGACTAGCGACCCCGAGATTGATTTGGGTAGCCAACGTCTGGGCGGCGAACTGCAAGATGCCCAGAACGCATTTGAAGGACGCCTGACCGAATCCGAAAACCCGCTGCTTCAGATCAAAGCTGATGCAGCTACTGCCGCCATGCGCGCCGGACGCCGGGAACTGACGCTCGCCATCAAGAACGCCGTCGAGCAAGGTATTCTCAAGGGTGATGTCGTCAAAACGATTGACTTCAAAGACCGCTACCTCAACACCGAACTGAAAAAAGAGTTTGGCGGTGAAAACAGCATCTTCCACTACAACAACGATGGCACCGTAGACATCATTAAGCTCGATGACAAGAACCAGCGTGAGGCAATTCGCCGCACGTACCGTGAGTCTTCGCCAATTCTTGATGTAGTCAACCAAATCACCAGTGGTATTGGTCAGAGCCACACCCGCTACAACCCGGCGTTTGCGCCGATGAACTATGTGCGTGACGCGCTCACAAACGCATTTACTCTGGGTGCCGAGATGGGTCCGGCTGCTGCTGGGCGCTTCCTGACCACGATTGCGCAGGACACGGTGTCCGGCGGATTCAAAAGCGCATTTCAGTTCTCCCGTCTGTATTCGGACGGCAAGTTCAACGAGCTTGAGCGCCTTGCCAGCAGGGACCCGTACTTTGCTGACATGCTGGAGTACGTCACTCTGGGTGGGCGCGTTTCGTACCTGCAAGGCGTAGCTGCCAAAGGCGCGCTAGATGGTCTGATGAAGGAAGTGGGCCGCAGCGGTGTGCTGCGCACCAAAGATCAGATTGACAAGTTCTTCGACATCTACAACGACATCTTCGAACTGTCGGCCCGTACTTCCGCGTTCCGCACGATGAAGCAGCAGTTCCTCGCCAAAGGTGAGAGTCCGCAGGAGGCGGCGGTGCATGCTGCCGAATACGCCAAGAACTTCGCCAACTTCGAACAAGTCGGTCGCTGGGGCAAGGGCGCTGGTGCGCTGTTCATGTTCTTCCGTCCCGCCGCCACTGGCGCGGTGCGCGCTATCGATGCATTGCGTCCGGTCTTCGGGTTCAATGAAGATAAGTTCCGTGAAGAGGCCAAAGCTGAAGGTCGTACCGACGAACAGATTGATCGTGCAGTTGCCCAGATAAAGGTTGAACAGCGCAACGCCAGAGTCATGTCTGCGACGTTGGCTGGCTTCGGTGTCGCCATGTACATGCTGGCGGCAGCAATGTCTGGTGATGATGAAGAGAAGCGCAATAAAGTCGCTACGGATGACATGGCGCGCTGGACCCGTTTCGCACGGTTCCACATCCCCGGCACGGACATGATCATTCAGATTCCCTGGGGCTTCGGTCTGGGCGCGTTTGGTGCTGCCGGGGCGCAGATCGCTGCGGTTATGGGGGGCAACGCCACTATCAAGGACGCTCTGTCCAACATGACCACCATCGGTCTGGACTCGTTCCTGCCGCTGCCGTTCTCCCGCATCAGCCCGATTGACAACTTCCCTGCGTTCATGATCGACTCGGTGACGCCCAGCATGGCGCGTCCGTTCCTTGAGTACGTGATGAACCTCGATGGTCTGGGCCGCGAGATTTACAACAATCGGCAGTCGCGCTACGGCGACGCCTACACGGGCGGTGACAACATCCCCGAGATGTACAAGCTGGCAGCGCGTAAGCTGTTCGAACTGACGGACGGGGCGGTGGACTGGAGCCCCAACACGATGTACTTCTTTGCCAGTAACTTCTTTGATGGCGGGGCCAAGATCGCAAGTACGGGGGTCAACCTTGCGCTCACGATGTCAGGCGAGAAGGACTTCGACCCCAAGAACGACACGCTGTTCCTGAGCAGCTTCATCGGCACCAAGTCCAACGTTGATGCCCGAGAGTTCAGCAAGGCAGAAGACTACATCAAGGGATTGGACAAGCGCATCAAATCGCTGGAGTCCAACCCAGACGCTCTGGCGCGGTTCGTGGAGAACAATCCTGAGCAGTACATGCTCGTGAAGTTCTACAACCAAGAAGTCAACGGCGCGCTCAAGAAGATTCGTGCCGCTGCTAACCAAGTCCGAGCCGACCCCGACATGTCCATCAAGGAGCGCAAGGCGCAGCTTCAGGAACTGATCCAGATGCAGAACACTGTCAAGCGCCGCCTCCTTGAAGGCTTTGAGACGCTAGGCTACGAACGCTAGGCGATACGCCAAGCCCGCACACCGAGGACATCGTCCTCTGTGCGGGTGTATACCTTCATCTTGTAGCCCTGCTTCTTCGCCGCCGTGTCGATCACGTAGGACATGTAAGCGGGTTGCATTGTCGGGATGAAGAAGCTGTCCCCGACCCCCATGCCGGGGAACGGGAATATCCAGACAGGCTCGTCATACGACAGGTTCTGCGGGGGCGGCTTCTTGCTCATTTTGGAAGAGATGCGAAACGTCCATCGCAATTTCGTACGCTTGCACGTTGGTTGACCCTAGCGCATCGCGCCAGCCAGCCGCCATCTGTTTGCGCACTTTCTCGCGCAGAATGCCCGCCTTGGACAGCCGGGTCTCAAACTGCTTGATGTCCATCTTGATGTCTTTGAGGTACTGCTTCATCGCAGAAGTCGAGACGTAGATCAGGCCGTTATCCACCTCAGCACGGATCAGCAGCGGGCCACGGGGTTCAGTCGTGACCTTGCCCTCGCGCACTACCAGACAACTCTGGATGTTCTTGTTGATGAAGTCACCCAGCGTGTCGGAGCGGTTGTTCTCGTCATCGGCGCGCTTGCCAGCAATCACGTCGTCAAAGTGCTTGCCCACCACGTCAAAGATGCGGTCAAGGTCGAACGACACGATGCCCAACTGATTGATGATCTCGCCTGCGACCCGAGGCAGTGAGATTAGGTTAGACAGAAAGCGGTACTCGGCATTGGCCGAATAGTGTTCAGCCACACGCAGATATTCTTTCTTGGCGCGCGTGCGTATCTCCTCGACCCCAAGCCTGAAGAGTTCCTTAACGTAGATGGGACCGGCGTGGCCGTAGTTGAACTTCAGGGGATCAAACATCTCCACACCGCGTTCCATGGTCAGTTCGTACCCCGGCACACTTGGCTTGCCCACTTCCGGCTCCAGCAGACGGACGTTCTCGGCAGCGTTGTTGGCCTTGTGCTCAGACAGAATGCTGCGCATCGGCTTGTTGGTCGTCATGATGGCGATCAGCCGAGAGTTGTACGCCGCTTCGCGTTCCTGATTGTTAGAAGCCATCAGACGAATCTTCGATTTGCCTGAGCTAATGTTGTACAGAAGTGGGGAGACGACATCGGATTTGAGGTTCCCCTGTTCGTCCAAGCCATACACGATGTTCTTACTGGTGATCATCCGCTGCACCAGACCGTTGCCCGTGCCCTCGTAGACCGACAACTGCTCCGGGTTGCCCCAGATACTGAGCGCGCCGTACAACGCCCCGGTCTTGCCGGTGCCGGGGCCTTCGCTGTACAGCGAGAGAGTTACGCCGTTGACGTTACTCAACTCCATCAGTGGCGACGCGAACCCGCACAGGACGGTGAACGCATGCAGTTCGTAGCCCGGATCGTTGAACATCTGAATGCACTGCTGCCATATCTCGTAGTTGCCCTTTTCGTGGATGTGGCGCACAACGCCCTTGGACATGGGAGACGGCGGGCAGTACCGCTCTTCGCCAGCGGTTATCTCTCGGGTGCCGATAACAAAAGACTTGAGGTCTTCAGTCCAGCCTTGCTGAACGCGCATGGTGTCCGCGCGCCCGGTCTCCATCAGGTAAGCAGTCCATTTCATGAGGTAACTCGCTAGTCTGGGGGCCACATTTGGCTCAAACACAACTCCGTTAGATGCCAGCGTGGCGCGCAGCTTGTCTAACGACGCAACGTCCCGCAGTGGTAGGAGAAACTCCCGGCTGGCGTCTTGTGGCAGGCGCAGATACATCAACAAGCATTCGCCATCGTGCGGGCTGTAGATGCGCTTGATCGGGAAGACATCGTTCGGAGTAAGTAGCTCCGGGTCGTCTTGGATCAGCTTTCCCTTTTTGTCTCGTCGGGGAGGTGGGGTGTAGTAGATGCCTCCGTTGACTCCACGGCTGTAGGGTAGGAGGAAGTCTGGGAAGAAAACATCTTCGGGACCCTGCGGACTCCGAATTGGTTCCTCTTCATCTTCGGCTTCTGCGACGAACTGAGCTTCGGCGGTTTTGAGTACTTTTCCAAGGTCAATCGGTCCTGTAATTTGTCCACGGTAGGGGCACCCTTCGCATCCAGCGCGGTTCTCTTTAGCGAACGCTTCACACCCGTGCGCCCAGTTGGCTTCGCGCAGAGACTGCGCTGCCTTCAGTTCTGTCTCGTCGTACGAATAGCCGGGGTAGTCCTCAGACATCTGGTGGATAGCCGTCGCCCCATCCCGGCAACGCACCGCCACGGAGATGCCCGCGTACCATAACGGTTCAGGGCACTCTGAAGCGTTCTCTAAGATGTACTTGATCTGCGCACAGCCATCGCCCTCCAGACTCGTGGTGGCGATCCTGCCAAAGTCATACTCAAAGTTGCCGTTGCGCTTGTCGTAGATGGCCTTGGTGTCTTCGTCCAGACCGCGCTCCACATCGCGCAGATCAAACTTCTTCTGTACGTTGCCCAGCGCAGGCTTGAGTTCTTCAAAGTCGTAGGTGTAGACCTCGGTCAGCATCGTCGATGCCGTAGGAGGGTCATACCGGTAGTTCATCGTTCCCGGCACGCGCATCAACCGCGCAGAGTCGGCAGGCACAGCCTCGTCGATGATCATGCCCTTCTCGACGCACAACTGCTTGAACTTCTCCGCGTAGAGCGTCCAGTCTTCGGCGGGCAGCGCCTCGTTGAGAATCCAGTACGCGTGGATGCCCCCTCCCGAGTCAATCAGTACGGGCATCGGCCAGTCGATCTCTTGGCAGAATCGCTGGAGGTCTTCTACCGCTGCCTGCTTCGACTCGTAGCGGTTCTTGCCATGCTCTACGTCAAGGTCGAGAAAGAATGACTTCACGTACAGGCACTCAGCCTGTCGTCGGCGGTTGCCGGAGTACGTCCCCGGCGTGAAGTACACGTTGTACTTCTGTTTGATGAAATTTTGCGCTACGGTCAGCGCAGCTTCGATGTCGGAGGGGAACCTCGGAATCGTTGTACCGTCATCGGGCCGGATAGCCGCGATACACAAATTCCCCTGCGTCGGAAATACTTTCTCGAAAAATTCTTTGTTCATTTTCGCAGAGACAAAAATAGCGGAGTCGCCCCCGCTAGGGTGAACTGACAGGGTCAGTCCTGCTTCTCTTTCGTTGCCGCCGTGACTATCGGTTTGTCCGACATCTCTCCCAGATACTCTCGCGCTTCAGCGAGAGTTCGCACGGGCAGCACCCCTTTGTTCATATCGTCTTGTACGATGTCGATAAACACGTTGACCCGTTCGCGTTTGCTCGGACGAATCGCGCCGCCCCTGAACCATGTGTGCAGAGCCATGCGCGATACGCCGAGAACTTGCGCTACGTAGGTGGCTGGAAGATTGGCCGCGATACAGGTGTTCGCAAGCTCAATCCCCAGTTTGTAGTCCGTGTTTCCGCGTACAGCCTCAATCAATTTTGCGCTGTACTTCGCCACCATTACGCTTTCGTCCACTTCTTGACGATGTCAGACACGTCCGAGACTTTCTCAGGCGCGGCCTTCTTAGTCTTGTGCACGGCGGGTTCCGGCACTTCTTCGTTGGAGCCAGCGGGTGCCTGCGGTTCTTCCTCAGCACCTTTGTCCGCTTTGTACACGGTCAGCTTCACCGCAGTTTCCGCAGCGGCAGACTTGGCCTGACGCATGACGATCTCTTTGGTCTCCTCGGGCACTGCGGACTCCGGAGAGAACAGCAGGCGGGGGACGGGAGAGTTAATGTCGAACTGCATCCGGGTCACAACGCGCCCAGCGGACACATTGTTATTGGCCAGCATCTGGATGTAGGGGCGGAACGGCCAGCGACCATTCTCTTCCTTGCCAAAGCAGGACGTAGCAGGCAGCACAAGCTGGTACACATCGCCGTTCGGATCACCGGGCAGAATGACCGCAGTGCGCCACGACAGACGGCAGGCCGTGCCCTGACCACCTTGACCAGAACCCTTGACCGAGTTCGGGCACTCAGCGCAAGACGCCGCAGGGGGGTTCGCCACATCTGCGTCGGGGGTCTTGGAGTCGGACGACCAGCAGGTCGGAGCCAGTTTGACGCCTTTCTTGTACGACGACGCGTAGAAGGTGCGCGAGGCATCGTGGGCCATCTTCACAAAGATGATGCCCATGTCGTTGTTAGTGTTCACCGATTGCTCTTTACCGCCAACAATCTTGCGGAAGACGCGGCCCTCGATGGAGATGCGTTTGTTCTGCTTCGTGTTGCCAGCAACGGCAAGGGTATCTTCATCAAGCCCCTCAGCGCCGAGAGCGGCAAGAGCGGAAGGGTTCAGGGTTGCGAGTTCGTTAGCCATAATTTCCTCAGACTGTAGTTGCACTGGTTGACGGAGCCTTGCGCACGACGATGTCGTACTCACGCAGGCTATTCACACCGGGCGGCAGACCTTCTCCGCTACGCTCGGCCATGAATTCTTTGAAGTTGCGCTGATGGATACGGCGCTCCAGCAAGTCAATCGAGCCTTCGGTCTCGACGAACTTTTTGAAGTTGTCCCAGTCAGTGCAGAAGTATCGGTCTTTCACTTGGCGGGTCACAGTGCCGTGATTGGTACGGAACCCGTTGGTGTTGGTTTGGTTGCAGATGTCGAGCAACGCACTCTCCAGCTTCTCGATGTCGGCTTTGAGCGCGTCGTCTTGCGCTTCGTATTCGGCCTTGAGCGTCTCACGCTTGCGGCGAATCGTCAAGTAGGTTTCCACTAGGGCTTCGGCGTCAGTCATCACTGTTCTCCACTTCATCAACGAAAAGGTCCACTAATTTCGTGTGCATGTCCACCTTGTTCTGCAACATCTTGTACATGCGTTTCTCCACCTCGGACCCTTGGAGGTGAACCACGGTCATCTTGTTCTGCTGTCCCACGCGGTCGATCCGTGCAATGCACTGCAAATACGTTTCGACTGACATCACAGGAGACCAGAACACGATAGTGTCAGCGGCGGTGAGCGTGACGCCATGCGACGCCGCCTGCGGTTGGATCAGTAGCACCCGAGGGTTGGCTACTGTCTGGAAGTTATTGAACACGCGCCCACGCTCCGATGCACTCACGTCACCTGAGATGATCTCGTTGGTTACGCCTTCTCCATCAAGATATTTCTTGACGACGTTGAGCGTGTGCTTGTACGGGATGAAGATGATGATCTTGTTGCGCGTCTCGTCCAGCACTTCGCTGAGAACTTTTAGACGTGGCGTGATATCAAACTCCACCACGTTGGAGTCGTCGGTGTAGACCGCGCCGCCGGACAGTTGCAGTAGGCGGGACAGCGCCGCTGCCGCGTTGACCGTACTGATGGTCTCGCCCGCTGCCTCAATCTGCATCTCTTTGACCAACTCGCGGTAGTACTTCGTTGCCTGCGGTGTGAGCGGAACATCTCTCGTAACAGACACCAGATCAGGCAGGTCCAAACACTGCGCCTTCTCGTACCGGATCGCGGGTTGCAGCGCGTTGAACACGGTAGCCTGCGAGTCAGCCTTGGGCACCCACTTGAACTTGCTGACTTGGCGCATGACCTTGTCTTTCCAAGCGGTCTTGAACTTGGGCACGCCCTGCGGGTTGATCATCTTGGCCAGACCAAATGCATCTTCAGGAGACTGCGCGGCGGGAGTGCCCGTCATCATCCACAGATACGTGTCGGCCTTGACGATTCGTGAAAGAGTTTTCCAGCGTACGGTGGACGGGTTCTTGTAGGCGTTGGCCTCGTCCACGATGATCAGATCAAAGTCGGCTTTCTTGATCGCCTCTTCAACGACACCCACGCCGTCAAAGTTGATGATCACGAACTCGTACATGCCGTTGATGATCTTCTCGCGCTTGGCAGCGGAGCCATGCGCCACGCCGCAGGAGCGGTGCATCGCGGACTTGAAGAGGTCTCCCTGCCACGCGCTGTACATGATCGACAGCGGACAGATCACTAAACAACGCTTCACCCTACCCTGACGCATTAGGTAGTCAGCGGCCCAGATGGCAGCGGAGGTCTTGCCCGTGCCTGCTTCGTTGAAGCAGAACGCGCGCTTGTGCAGAGTCAGAAACCGAGCGGTGTCACGCTGATGGTCAAAGGGCTTGTACATCCCCGGCCAGTTGTAGTCACGCTCGATGGGTGAGGGAATTTTGATCGAGGCAGGCGCGACACGCGAGAGACGTTGCATCTCATCGAGGCCCCAATACACGGCGACCTCCGCGACTTCGCCCATGTCCCGCAGTACCTCACTCTTGTCGATGTAGCTCTCGATGGTGTAGGCAACGCTGCTGGGGCAGACGAATTTCAGAACTGAATTCTCAACTATCTCCATACTGTCCTTCTACTGTTTTGGGGTTGCCAGCCCTGACGTGGGAGTAATGTCGTTCGGGGGAGAAAGCGCCCACCGGCTGGCTGATGCGGTTTGAGGCTGAAGCTGACCTCTTTTGGGATCTCTAGTACCCGTGGCCCACTCACACCTAACAGCCACGCATCCAATTATGCGGATGCCGATTCAAATGTCAAGTTCTCTTTCGCTCTTTTTTGCTGGTCTCCGACACCAGCGCGCCCGACGCAGCACGACGGAACGAACGATTGGCACTCGGTGATTGAATGAACACACCATGCTTGTTGGAGCCGCCCTTGGACAGCGCCTTGCGGTGCGCAATGTCTTTGCCTTCTCGCGCATCGGCCTTGCCGTTGCCGTTGGCATCGCGTCCCTTCTTGTCCATGGCACGGCGCGCTCGTTGGCGCTCCATGCGGTCGGCGTGTTCGCCCCGCGCCTTCTGCTGGGCATATTCAAGTTTGTACGGTCGCTTCTTGTTTACGTAGGGCATCTCGTTGCTCCTTCATGTGCTTGAGCGCGTTGAGCGTCATGCGGGTTTCTGTCAGCGCGGTGAGGCAGTGCTCCATCGCAGTGTCGAGGTCGTTCTCGATAGCTGCCCAGTGCATATCTTTCATGGCGCGCTCAGCGCTCATCGCGGGTTGTGCGTAGTCGATCATCTTTCTTTATAGAACTCACAGGTTTGGACAGGACACCAGCCGCACAGCGGAGTTGGGTTGGGCATCCAGTGATCATTTTCGTGGGACAGACGCAGACGTTCAAGGTCAAACCAGAAGTCCTGCCAAAGTTTTTCCTCGTCAGCCCTCGCGTACTCGCTGGTTACAAAGTGTTCATGTGCCACAAACAGCAGGCCCGCCTTGAAGTGCTTGACCTCGGGGAAGTGTTTGAATCCCATGAGCGCCATAAGTTGCAACTGCTTGGGGTCGGGATAACGATTACTACCCGTCTTGTAATCAACAATAAAGCCTTGATCGCCGTTGACTACAACAAGGTCTGCAACCCCTCGTACCCAGTAGTTCGGGTCTCTGAAGCCGCACGGCACTTTGTCTGCGGTCAGCGCCATCTCGTGCTCAGGGTACTTCGTGCCCTCCATCTCGCGTAGGGGATCGAGTTGCTTCTGGTACCGCTGGTAGTTTTTCAGTAAAGGGGTCCCATCCCGGACGTAGTCCTCCAGCGCCTTGTGTACTTCCGTGCCGTACAGCATCTGTTCTGTTTGCTTTTTGGTGAAGTTCTTTAGCACCTTCACCTGCTGATACTGCCGGGGGCAGTTCTTGTAGTCCTTGAGACCCGAGTACGACCACTGAATCTTGACTGTCATGGAGAGACTTCCGTTCTTTCTTTGATCCGGTAGAACATACCATATTCAGGCGCTTTTCATTGAAGCCTTTGTCCTGCGTCCAAAATGCTGCACCGCGCAAAAACAGGAACCAGTATGGCTCGTTCCCAGCCATGCGTTGTAGATCGTTCTGCTTATGTACGATTAAAGTCCCAACATTGGACCGCCCACCAAAGATATTCAGCGCAGCCACCGAGTCGATGTTGATCCCGCCCGTGCAGGCGGTCATCGGGGTCATGTTCTTTTGCACCGGGCCGAGGAAGACAGGCATCTCAAGATCGGCAGAGTACGCAGCGGCTTGTTCCAGATAGTCAGCCAGCGTCGTCGCGTTCAGGCCGTTGTTGTGGTAGACGGACATCCGGCGCTTGCACTCGATAGCGAACGTCGCCTCGTAGGTGCGTACAACAAAGTCCACCTTCTTACCGCTCTTGGTGCGCACTTGCTCGTCGAATGCCCAGCCTTGTGCGTTAAGCAACTCTCGAATGAACTGTGAAGCTTTGTCTTCGGTGTCGTACTGCGCCGCGTTTTTAAGCGCCAAGTCGCGCATCGCGTAGTGGTACCCGTTGTGATCAATCCGATAGGCTTCAGGGTCAAAATCAAACGTCGCCATACGTCGCTCCTACTTTGGCTTCACACGCAACGGGAAGACCCGTGGCCCACGCTGGAGCCTTGGACATGATGCCAGTTATAAATGCCTTGGCTTCATCAGCCTCGTCGGCAGGGGCAACGATCACAGCCGCGTCATGCACAGTCAGCGCCACGCGTAGCTTCTCGTTGATCTCCACCATCTGCGTACCAACGATGATCCGGGCCAGCGCCTGCACCACGTTCTCTACGACAGTCCCACCCCAGATACTAACGGGGCCTTTGCGAGAGTCATAGACGATTTGGTTTTTGCCGTCTTTGTCTTCCCGACGCAGTCCTGGGTAGCGGATGCGTAGACCGTTGGGCAGGATGATTCCCTCGTTGTCGTAATGAACACACCCATGTTGACCCAGCGGCAGCGGGGCTTTGATCTTGGAGTTCATCATCGTGTCGAGCATGGAGTCACACTCGCCCCACAGATCGACCACCTTGTGGTTCTTGTCCCGGTACACGCCTACGATCCGCTTGGATTCCTCCAAGTCGAGCTTCACGCTCACCGGCTGAGATGTAGCCAGCGTCCCCTGTAACTTCGCCGCGCCAGTGCCGTAGCCCAGTCCAAGTACGCATGTCTTGCCCACGAACCGCTCGGTCTCGTCGGCCTTGGTGATGGTGCGCCCGTAGACGGACGATGCAAAGATGGAGTACACATCCTCTTTGTTGGCGAACTGTTTCACCACATCTTCCTGCCCCGCCCACCATGCCAGCACCCGCGCCTCGATCTGCGATGAGTCTGAGTTGATGACCACGTAGCCCTCGGGGGGCACGATGGCGCGCTTGAGCGCCTTTTTCTTTTTGTCACGGCTCGGCAGGTTCTGGAAGTTCACCTTGTCCGTGCCCGACCAGCGCCCGGTGTGTGCTCCATAGTACTTCAGGGGCACCGGAATCGCTCCCTTGTGCCGCCGTCCAATGTCCATGAACCGCTCGATGCGCTTCTCTTCCAGAGTGGACTTGGTTCCAAGGCGCACCGCGCAGAGTTGTTGGATGAACGGGTCTTCGTGTTCACACAGTGCGAGGAAGCCCTCGTCCTTCTTGGCCAGCGCCCATGTCTCTTTGCCCGTGGTGGGAGAGACTTTCTTGGGAGGCTCGATGTTCAGGTCCAGTAATACTTGAGCAAATTGCTTGTTGCTCGACAGCTTGGCGCGAACATCTTCTTCGGTAGCGCACTCCAGCTTCTGCATGAGCGAGGACAGTAGCTCAGACTTCTCTTGACGTAGCGCGATCAGTCGCTCCTCCAGCGCACCCTCGTCCACGTACAACTGCGGATGCGTAAACATACGCAGCGTCATGTCGATCAGCTTGAGTTCTTCGCCGGGGAAGTCCGCGATCATCCGCGTGAGCAGCTTGTAGGTCAGCGTCACGTCGTTCTTGCAGTACTCGCCGTACCGAGCGAGTTCATCAGGGGTGAAGTCCAGACGGCGCTTGTTGATGGCGTTAAGCACTTCGTCGCCCTTGGCTCCGATCTCGTAGCGTTCAGCCAGCTTCGCCAGTGAACCGCCTACCTCCACGCCGTGCAGCGCACGGGCCATGCACAGCGTATCAAGGTACGCCATGGGAGTAATCCCAAAATGCCAGTGCAGAATCGCCCCGTCGAACAGGGTGTTGTGCGCCAGCATGAGCGCGTTCTTCCAGTCGTATTTCAGAAGGAACTTGCGTATCTCTTCATGGGACCCTGAGAACCAAACTGGCTCACCGGGTGTAACTCCATCGTCCACCTGCACGGACACACCGATGACCTCAAAGTTGGGGTCACGGATGTACTCCTCCGTCGTCTGGGTCTTGAAGCCCAGCCCCTTGTCGGTGTAGTAAGTCTCCATGTCTACTGTAATAATCACGCTTCATCTTCCCCGGAAAGGTGGGGGTACTCGCTGCGTCTGGGCGGGTTCTGATCCCCGCGATTCAACTGTTAGCTTTCGCCAACTTCTCAGCATCCGCTTTCCCCCCGAAACTCAAACGCTCTTGGCGATCTCGCGCTCCAGATACCACTGAGCTTTCTTCAGGTTCTCAAGGCGGTTGCCTTTGTGGTCTGCGCGGGTCACGTACTTTACGACGTTGCCGAGGTGGTAGTTCAAGCTCTTGGCCTCGATGAAGTCGATGGTCTCGATGCCTCCGGTCTTATAGTGCGGCGGGTGGTTGACCATGTCGGGTGCGACGGGCGCAGGGGCAGGGGTCTCCGCGCTTTGCAGTCGAATCTTCGGCGTCCCATCGGGTCGCAGAAACTTGCTCACTGCTTGCTTCATCTTCGAACGGATCACGTACACGTACTGAGCTTTCACGCCGAACTTCGCTGCCACGTCTGCGGGCTTTGCGTCGGGGTGTGCGGCCAGATACGCACGGATCTTTGCTGCATTGGATTTTTTAGCCACGATGATTCTCCTTACTAAATTAAAACGGGGCTGGTTGAATTGGGATTGGTTTGGACTGTTTCAAGTACTCACGGTGCATCCTTTCTAGAATCTTGGCGTCCACGCGAGTGAACGGCCAGAGTTCGTTTGGTTTGGGTAACGGCTTCTTGGGTTGTTTGGCTTTCAAAGTTTCTGTCCTGCCCGAGAAAAAATGTTGAACTCCCTGACGTTTATGCGGTTGGGTATCTTGGATGACTTCTCTGACATGCCGGGGAAGTGACTGATGTCCCTGCCCTTCTCGCGTTCGCGCTCGATGACCAGCGTCTGGCTCTGGGATAACTTTGCTCCCGCAGTAAACAGCGAGTCTCTTGCGAATACGGACGGACGCGGGTTGTGCTTCCAATGAAACGGGCTGTCCTCGTGGCACTTGCACTTGTATTTCATTTTTTTCTCCTACCTTCAGGTTTTGGACAGTTCGGCGGCGGGATGACGACACACCACACAGCGATGACGCGCTTGCCGTCCTTGACCCAGCGGTCGATGTACGCATCGGGCATGGACTTCAATATCCTGTAGATGTGCGGCAGGTTGCCGTAGTCAAACGCATCATCGATCTGTCTGGCGGTCAGGCCGTCGGGGTTGTTTCTTAAAAGCTCTCTTGTTTTGTTTATGCGGACATTGCTACCCATGCCACACCCACCCAACACGAAACAACGATGAACCAGAATTTGATGTTCGCCCAGATGTCAGGCCAATCGTCCGGGGCAATCAGCATGGTCAGGGGAATGGCTAACAGCATGATGACGGTGATGGCTAACAGAAACAGGATGATGGCGAGGGTCATTCTCCGTGCTCCAGACATTGATGCAAGCATTGCAGCTTTGCGAGTTCAAACATCCACACAGCATGCTCGTGCGTCACATGGGACGACAAAGAGCACAGCTTCTCATCCTCGTAGAACAACACCACACATGGCTGATCGTCTTCAATACGCTCCAGCGCATGGGCCAGCATGGCCTTGGCACCCCAGTTGTTTCTGATCTGCTCAACTTTCATTCCTGCCCCCTTGCGCGTATCTGTTTGGCACACCAGTTCGCTGCGTTCCATCCCGGCTCCTCACACACCTTCGCACACGCCTCGCGCTCGGCTGCGGCGACAAGGGCGGCGAAGCGTTCAAGTTCTTCCTGCGTGACCGTCCAAAAACCGTTATGCCATGCGTCCACCTTGTCGGTATCGCAAGCCTCCCGCGCCATGCGGATGATGTCGTCGCGGGTCATGCGTTCTCCTTTTGTTCGCTGGCGTTCATCCACAGCACTCCTGCGGCCATCAGGCCTAGCAGCGCACAAACAAAGCGCCCGTCATCAGTCCAGTTTCCGGGATTGAGATCCCACGCAATGAACCCGCACAGCAGGTACGCGAGCAGCGGGCCAGCCAGCACGATCAGATACTTCATGCGTTCTTCTCCCGCAGCTTGGCTGCTTTTGGCTCATGCGTACAAGCGTCTTCGTACTCCAGCACGTCTTGCATCTTGTAGCGGATCAATCCACCAATCTTCAGGTATCGACACCCTTGTTTCAGTGACCTGTCGCGCTCCAGTGTGGCTTCGCTGATCTTCCATCGGAAGGCCAACTCCTCTTGTGTCATCAGTTGCTCGCTCATTGCGGATTCTCCTCATCGTCAAACGCCATATCCGGGTGCGGTATGTCGTCATGCACGATCACACCATTGACGGCCTCGATGAATTTGCCACAGACCACGCAGTAGTAACCTTCATCCATTGTTCTTCTCCTCTTTGATCGGCTCACTCACAATGCGTCCACAAATCTTGCAGTCTTTGTGGAAGTAGCCGTTGTAAATCCAGCCGCTACGCGCCCCAAGGTGGCCCGTCTTTTCACAAAGCCACATACAAAATCTGTATAGCCACGGTTGATTCATGCGTTCTTCTCCCGCAGCCTGTCTTCGATGGCACGGGCAAACTGCAAATGCCAATCCTCGCATCCATCAATGTCGTCTGACAGCTTGAAAATTTCCTCCTGCGTCAGCCCCACCCACTCGCGGCGCGGCGGGATGAATTCGCCAACCTCAATGCCTACGCCATAAACGGCACCCGGCTCCTGTTCCGGCTGCTTTGGCTTAAACCGTGGAATGCCGCCCGGAGTTCTCCATGTCGGCTCCTGCTTCGGCAGATGCCGCGCATCGCAGGCAACACAGCCAGCGCCAGCACAGTGGCTACACGTTCCATCCTGCTCCGCCAGCCGCTCGCGCAGGGCGGCGATGGCAACCCGCGACCGGGTGTTTGCCCCTCGGCGTGTGACCGAGTCATACGGGCCTTGGCACCACATCTCCAGCGTCTCCAGCGCCTGCTGCATCAATTCGCGGTCAGTCATGGATACATCCTTTCGTGGCAACGGGCGCAATAGCCGTCTGCGCCGCGCTCGCAAACCGCGCTCTTTAAACATGATTGGGGCTGCGCCAGCCGATCGCGCAGGGCGGTGATAGCCTGTTCGACATCGTATTGCTCGTTTGCAAAGTCGAATCCAATTTCCTGACGGCACTCAGCCATCCCGTACTTTGCAGACTCCAGCGCCTCCAGCGCCTGCTGCATTAACTCTCTATCCGTCATGTCCCCCTCCCCGATCTTTGGGCGCAGGGCCACGTTGACTTGAGAACGTGCAGCACCAGCAGGTCGGCAGACAAATGCCGTACCGCCGGGTTGCTTGTTAGGTAGTTGCGCACCATGTCCCGCACCTGCCCCGCTGTCACGCCCTCCGGCGCGCACTGAGAGACGTTGTGGTGTGCGTCGGCCACGCCCATGACGTAGCCGATGGCAGCATTCTGTTCACCCATCGTCCCACCCATGCGCGACAGCAGCGTGTTGCCATCCCAGAACTCAGCGTGTGCAGAGACACTAAGCAGAGACAAACACAGGACAAGCGCTTTCATGTCTTCCTATCCTCCTGTTCCCATTCAGCCTTCTCGGCCTCATACCTACGCATGAACTCGTCCCACGTGATGGGCGGTGGGGCTTCCATCTTCAAGCCCGGGTACTCGTACCAGCCAGCCAGAACAAGCTGAACGTATCTAGTCTCCAGCCCAAACGCTTCAGCTACGGTGTCCCACACGCCTTCCGCGCTTGCGGCAGTGCCTGCGCTGAAGATCGCGTCGATAGGGGAGTCATGTTCCGGCAGCTCGTTGAACATTCGCACCCATATGCCGCGCATGTCGTCACGCACATCTAGCCAGTCGCGGGGCCGCGCTGCGTCAAAGTACCGGTGCAAGGCGTCACCAATGTCGAGGTTTTCGTCCTCTTCCCAGTAATACCCAACGTAGTCCAGCAACTGCTCGGGGGGTATCTCCCAATAATTTTCAACCATGTCCGGAATCACTTCACCCTCCGCATCTCACGCGGCTCCCATTGCGTGTCGGGGATATATTCCTTCTCAGGGGGAGGTGGGGTCATAGTTGCGCTGGGCGGGGTCCAGCCAAACCTACGCCATGTGGCTTGCACATCAGCGCCACGCTGATACCTGAAGTCCGGGTGGGTGACATGGGTCGTCGGCTCCACGCGGGTCTGTTCACGCTTTCCACTGTTCTTCATTTGACAATCTCCATTGAAGATACTGATTCAAATACTCAAGGTTGTGTTCATCAATCAACAGCGCCACGCCCCCCGCATGCTTGATTTGCGCCAAGTTCGATATCTGCAACTTGGTGGGCTTGCCGCCGTTGGCCTTGCACTCGATGCCAAAGAAAGTGCCGCGATAACAAGCGAGGATGTCAGGCACCCCCGCGTTACCGAACCCCGAGGCGACGGGCATTGTGTAATATGCTCCCGCCGTCTTCAAGATGTCAATCACTTTCTTCTTGACCTTGCGCTCTGGGGTGTCAGCCATCGCCTGCTCCTTTGAGATACATGTCTTCTAGACATTTATTGCTCAACACCAAGATGTACATCTTGTCGTTTATACGCCAGCCGACCTCTGATTGTTTCGGATCAGGCGGTACGTAAACAGCGACCACTTGTACTCCTTCTTGATACGGCACGTAAGGGAACGCGTTGACCATCGTCACACCAGCTTTGACTTCTTTCGGTACTGTTTTGTCGTTGAAGTAACGATGTACGTTCTCCGACACGCACACTGTGTATGAGTCAGGTTCAACCCACACGGGGGTGCGATAGTACGCATCAAGCGTCGGGTGACGAATAGGTACAAACGATGAGCGGTTGATCATGTCGATGACAACACTCATGCCCGCTCCGGCAGCAGCGCCCACAGCATCGTGTCACCAGCGTAGCCCGTCGCCACTTCGATCTCGTTGTAGTAATGATCTCTGCGCGGCAGACCAAAGTCATTGCTCTCGTCATACCTACCTGCCTGCCCCTGCATGTACGTGCGAATGATCGCCGCGTCCGTCTCCAGCCCGGTGCCGTCCAGAGATGTATAACGCTTCACCTCACCCTGAAGCTCTACCGTATGGTCGTTGCGACGCCCGTTGCTTTCGAACTTCACCTTGCCGATGAAGTAGTGCGTCTTGCCCGTAGCATGCTCAAATAGTCCAACTGCCGTGCAGCCACGCTCAAACAGCTTGATCGACGCAGTAGCCTCCTCGTAGGTCTCCCGCTCCTTCATGAACTGCGCATAGGCGCGCTGCGCATCCATGCGGAGCATCTCGGGAAACGCTATCCCCTCAAGTACGGAACGCGCAACCGAGTCCACCATGTCATGCTCGATAACAAGTTTGGGCTTCGGGTGCCGCTCCATTCTGGCCTGCACACGGTGCATCGCGTAACCTAATGCGCGCGCTTCGTGTTCGAACGCGTTCGCGTCAGTGATCATCTCTTTCTTCATGCGCAGTACTTTGATCAAGTCTTTGATCTTGTTGGCCGCACGGGCGTTCCGGTCAGAGCGCGCATCGCTTCTGCTTTTCTTGACCGCGCGTGAGACATACTTGAAGTACCACTCCTTCTCGCCCACGCTGTACTCGTAGGCATACATCAGACGACCAGCCACCCAGCCATTGGGCGTGATCAGCCACACGTCGTTTATCGAGGGAGCCGCGCGCTGCACGACATCTGCCTTCAGGTTGAAGGCAGCGCACATATCAAACACACCACGCTTGAAGGCAGGGGCGCTGCCGTCAAGTGCTGCGGTCAACGACGCAAGGTCGGTGTACGGGGAACAGATGCTCTCGATGTTCATTTACTTTCTCCGGTTAGTTTCTCTTCCAACGCGCGATCACGCTCGCAATCGCGCTGCTCTTCGGCTTGCTGCCACAAAATCTCTTCGGCTTCATCCCATGTGAAGCCCTCATCCATCAGGTCTTGCCTCCTCATTTCAATTCCTCCGGCACGTCTACCTCGTCACCGAGTTGGCTTGCCACATAGCAGCGCATCGCTGCGATTAGGACGGTCGGCCCATCCATGCAGAACGTCCGGTTCAAGCCCCCGAGACTTGGCTTTCGTGCGCCGTACTGGTGGGCCTTGTCAGAAGCGGGTAGCCATTGCCACTCGATCTTTTCACGCTCAATGATCGGGCCGCCTTGTGCCCAGTCGTCAGAGAAGTGGAACATAGGCTCAATGAAGTCGTGATACAGCAGCACAAACTGCTCTGCGTCTTCAAAACAGATCTCGTCGTTCATACCCTCACACTTCGCCACCGCCCAATCAAGGGCGGCCCCGGTCAGTTCACTTGTCTTCATTTCTCCACCACAACTTTCTGCCCAGCGGGCGGGGTCCAAGTCTTGTTCGCTGTCACCAACCACAGGGTCGGCACGTTGATGTCCCACTTGATGTTGTTCTCCACGAACCCATCGGTGAACACGATCACACACTCAGCCTTGATCTCATGCTTGTTGATGTGACGGCTCACGCAGCCCACCTCGGTACCCCCGCCGCCCAGCGGCTTCAAGAGTTGCCCGATCTGGTCGTACTTCTCAGGCGTAAACAACTGCTCACCGTGGACCATCGTGTCCCACCACAGGACGCGCACCGCCTCGGGCGTGACGACAGAACAGATAGATGCCAGTTCCGAGGCGAACTCGTTGATCTGCGCCTGACCAATCGATCCCGACGTATCAATCGCCACGACAACCTCGCCTATCGTCTCAGCCTCGACTGAAGGCAAATACAAGTCATTGGGCAACTGACGACGGTTGAACTTGCGCCACGTGTATTCATCCTTGCCCGAGCACGACGCGGACACGAACTCGGACAACTCCTTGCGCCAGTCAACGCTTGGCTCAAGCAACTCTTGGATCTGCCGGGGCAGCTTCAGACCCAGCCGCCCAGCCAGCAACGCACCTTCGCGCATCGCCCGGTCAATCTGGCTCTCCAGAGCTTGAGCTTCCTCGACAGAGCCGGGGCCACCGCTGATGTCGTGCTCGTCGAACTGATAGGGATCAGCTTTGCCGCCGTTGCCGGGACCGGGCTGGCCTTGACCGCCACCGTCCTCACCGTCGCCATCTTGCGGTTCACCCTCGGATGAAGTCTTATCTTTCTCCTGCTCCTGCTGCTCTTGTTCAAGGATCGAGTACACCTGCCGCATGTTCATGTTGTGGAACCTCGGGTCGTGCAGTCCCCCCTTGGGCAGCGTGATGAACTTCTTGTCGTTGATCGACATGATCACGTCGTTGACCACATAGTCTGCCGCCATGTTGGCGAGTTGTTTGTTCTTGTTGAACAGATCACGACTGTGCAGCAGATGACGGAACGCAATGTGCAAGTTCTCGTGCAGGATCAGGCCACGCAGATCAGAGTCCTCTGCGCAGACCGCCTCGATGAACGCCCTGCCGTACTTCTTGTTCACGCCGTCGGTGTACGCAGTCACTTGACTGTCCACGACCTCGGTCTCGCCCATCATCATCACGCCCGAATAGAACGCAGTCTCGGGGTGCTTCATCATGGACACGTGCGCACGCTTGATGCGCTGCTCGGTTGTCAGTTCCATCACTTCCTCCAGATAAAAACGTCCAGCAGTAGGACGATCAGAGCGGCAGCAAAGGCTGCCCGCTCCACCTTTTCGTACAGGGTTAGTTTTCTCACTCATCCCCCAAACCCACGACCCACTCAGTCATGGAAAGTTTCTTGGTACGCAGCTTCATCTTCTTGGTGATGCGCACATGGCAATTGAATGCTTTGATCATCGCGTTACCCGACGGAGTGTTCTCGCGGGGGTCGGTCTGAATCAGCATCCACTTCTGTTTCTGAAGCATGGCGAACCAAGCATCGTGGTCTATCACCAGCTTTACTGGCGGATACACAGCCTGCGCCTCCAACAATTCGGTGGGCACTTCGCTCCATTTCATCCCTCACCTCACAGCATGTAGTTGTTGGCTGCAGCCCAGTTGGTGATCTCTTGGTTGAAACGCGCCAGCTTGGGTTTGCTGCGCAGCATCATCGTAAAGAACAGCGACTGCACCTCGCCACGCGGGATGCGATTCACGAACTTCATATAAGCGTTCAGGTCATCCTGAGTCTTAAGATAGTCACACGCCTCCAGCATCATCATGATCAGCGCCGAGGTGTCATCGGGCACGGGGGTTGTGTCCGGGGACTTGATGATGTCAGCAGTCAGGGTGAGCTTGCTCTCCAGCGCAATGAACGCAGCCATCGACTTCGCAGCAGCCTCACCGATGGTGCCGGCCAAGCCCACCGCCAGAGCGTTCTCCGTGATCTGAGACTTCCTCTTCACAAACACATCGCACTTCGCCAGGGAGCGGGGCGACACGAACTGCCGACCCTTCTGGCTGGGCTTGAAGATGTACGGGTTGTCGTCCTGATCACCGTCCAGATACGACGCGAACGCCTTGGGGTTCATCGCCGCCCACGCACGGATCGGACGCGCAATGCCCTGCTTGCTGGCCCAGTCGTTCCACTCATCAAAGTTGGGCTTGCGCATCTCCACCTTGCACACCCGGTTGCCAGCGTGGTCGAGCATCGCATCACCTACTCCATCGCTCGTATTGTTCGACGTGGCAAACACAATGCTTCCTTCAGGCAGGGGCACGTCGCCCACAGTCCGCTCCAGCATCAGCCGGGTGAAGATCACCTGCAGCAGCTTGGGTGCCTTCATGAACTCGTCGAGCATGATCACCTTCTTCTTGCCGTTGCCCAGCTTGAAGAGACTGGAGACGTAGTACTCAAGGGACTTGGTCTCGTGGTTGGGGATCGACGCAGCAATGTCCATCATGTCCTTGACCGGGCAGTCAACGTAGATGAAGTCGTAGTCGTCCTCGCCCATCTCAGCGCGCAGGGTGTTCAGGATCGAGGACTTGCCCACGCCCGGTTCGCTGATGACGATGTGGGTGATCTGGTCGCCCATGATCTTGATCATGTCTTTGACTTCGCTGATGGACGCGGTCATGCGGAAATTTACTTTGCTCATGGCTTTCTCTCGGTTGGTTGATCAACGGTTCAGGGTGGGGTGAGGCTTTATCTCACCATGGAATTCACAAGCTCGTCCAGGGACTTCGCTGACGCTTTGATCTCGTAGCCCAGCTTCTTGATCTGGGCGAGAGTATCTTCGGTCAGGGTCTTCGTGCCTGCAATCGCAGCGAACGCTTTCGCGTTCTCGCACGATGGGTAGTACACCCACTTGCCGTACTTCGGCTCGATGATGACTTCAATCTTCATTTCGCTTTCTCCTTGTGTTTGCGCAGAGCTTCTCGCCCCGCATCGGTTAATCTATCCACGGCGATCAGGTTCCCGTCCGAGCGCCGCACAGTCTTACCCGATGAGAGTAGTCCACGCCTGCGCAGTGACCAGTACGTGTTCCAACTCCCGGGCTTGTCGTTGTACATCTTGAATCCCCAGCCCTTCTCAAACATGCACAGCATGGAGATTTGTTTAGGGCTCAGGGTCATCTCATTTCATCTCCTCAACGGATTCAACTTCCCATGTGGCATGGCCCGTGTCGGCTCGGTTGTCCAACTCTTTCCACGCTAGCTCTTCAGCCTCGTCTTGGGTTTCTGCCTGCACAGCGATCACGATGTAGCTCGTGCGGCGCAGTTCAACTTCAAAGGTCTTCATGGTTTACTCCTCGTCGGTAGTTAAAGTCAAAGGGGCGAACTTGCTCAAAATGTCATCGAGGCCATCCTTGACCTGAGCACGCGCCGAGGGCGACTCGCGCAGGTCGTCCAGCGTAATCCCGTCCAGCGTCTGCTCCAGCTTCATCCGGGCCTGTTCTAATTCTTGGTTGCCAGTCAGGTTGAAGTTACGCAGCAGGTCGATCATCCCCTTGGCCTGATTCACCGTGCTCTCGTAGATGCGCTTGCGCTTAACCTTCCCTTCATCGTCAGCCTGAACCTCAATACAGGCGTTACGCAGTCGGCTGGCGTACTCGATGAGTTGGTCCGTCGCATCGCCCATCACACGCTCGATGATGTCCTTGGTCTGCTGCTCGTAGTGGTTCTTCAGATCATCAGCCAGCGCCTGAGCGATCCCGCCCGAGCGGAAGTCACCAGCGGGCACCGTGGTTGTGATCAACTTCATACGGAACTTGCGCCGCACATCTTTCACGTCAGGGTACTCTGAACGGTCAAACATGTCGCCCTGCTTGAACGCAGCGTCAGAGACAAGGCTCGGGTACGCCTGTTCGAACTCGTCCAAGAGCTTGCTGAACGTCGCTTCATGCTCGGCATACTCCTTCTTGAACTGCTCCAGTCGGAAGGTCGGCAGCAGGCGCATCGACCCGGCCCAGTCATAGGTGCATCGCTGCAGCCAGTTGTACACAGTCTGCCGATGGTTCAAAAGCGCTTTGTGTTGGGGGCAGTTGGCCAGCAGGTGCTTGGTGAACTTGCCAGCGTCTGCAGAGGCATTCTTCTGCAGCGTGACCTCGTTGGAGATCTGCTTGTCCTGCTTGGTCGCAGTCCAGACGTTGACCTCGGCGCTGACGATGAGAGCGGAGGAAGACAGCGAGATCAGGTGCTGCGGGGCAGTGAGGGAGATTGGTGCGTTCATGGTTTACTTTCTTTAGGTTACGGGTCAGGGTTGGGTGAAGGGTTAGTTGACTGGTACGTATTTGCTGTTGATGCCACGGGCGAGGTCACGCGCACTCTCGGCGGTGAAGAACATCGCCCCCTGCTTGTGGGGAGTCAGGATGCACCATGACTCTCGTTGTTTGATTGATTGACCCTCCCCACACGGCATGCACAGGTGATACCCGGCGTTCGCCCGTTTGGGGCTGTACGGGTCGCCGCATGCGGCGCAGATCGGCTTGAGTCTTCGGTTGTGTCCCATAATGCTTTCTCCTTGGTTGATGATTGAGACGGGTTGGTTGCCAGGTGTTGCTTCAGGGTTGGGTGAAGCGTTGTTTAGGTGTAGTCCACACGCATCATGCGAATCTGATACGTTGCCTCGTACCCATCGCGTGCATCTCCCTCGCGCAGCGTCGCCATATCGCGCTGCGCGGTTTCTTCCTTGGTGTAGACGGACAGCGGCTTGCCGTTCATCGTGAGGATGAACACGAACCGGGGAGCGAGGGCGTTGGGGGAGGGGTGGCCGGACGCGGGGAAAGTCACCGCATCGCGGGGAGCCGAGGCATAGTTGCCCGGCTGCATCATCAACTCAAAAAACTGACGTTTGACTGCACTCATACTGACTCCTGACTGGTTGATACTGCACTTCAGGGTGGCCTGAAGTCTTAACTAAGCTGGGTTGCATTGCGCTTTCCCAGCGTCTCCATTGTACCGTAACTTGACACTTGGTGCAAGGGTTTCACGCAAGTTTTTTATCTGGGTGGGCTGAGTTGGTTCAGCGCCTCGACCATCGCTTGCGCCTCGTGCCGGAACAGGCATGGGTACGTGATCTCTTCGTCGCCGCGCCCCACGACGTAGGTCGGGCCTGCGCCTTCTTCGTCTGTTCGGGCGAACCAGTAGACGGGCATCTGAAATGCATCTGAAATGGCGGCTCCCCCTGACTCCTTGACTTTGGCCCCGGGAGGAGGGGGTAACTTTGCTTCATTCATGGTGTGTTGCTTTCTCTGGGGATTACAGAACGTCGTAGCCGGTGCAGAACCGGAACAACTCGACCTCGTCCATCGGGGCGGTGATCGTCAGCCCGTCGTACTCGTTGTCAACGTCGTGGAAGGCATCGGCGTGCTCCCCTGCGGTTTCGAGGTTGACGAGGTAGGCGTCATCCACCCGGTACTCGATGTTGGCCAGATGTTTGTCCACCGCTTCAGGCAAGGCTGAGGCGTTGTTCGTGGGCTTGGTCCTCTGGGTTGCGAGGCGCAACGTCTTGCGCATGGGGCGGGGGAAGGCAGCGTGATGCGCTGTGGCATCGGTGGAGGAGGAGGAGGAGGTGGGGGGCCAAGAAGTGGAAACAAACGATGCGTTCATGATGCTTTCTCCGGTTGGGTTGGGATGTACTTCAGGGTACCCTGAAGCGTTAAATTGTGGGGCTGTGTAGATGCTTTCCCCACAGAGGTCATTGTACCACGGGCGGTTCTTCAAAGCAAGTCTTTGTGTAAAAAAGTTAGATGGGGAGCCGGCGGGAGCTGGAATCGCTGAGCGTAGAAAAAGCTTTTGCTTAAAGTTCGTTTGGGGGTGTTTTTGTAAGTTTCGCGTAAATCGAAGAAAGTATTCAAATTTCACATTATGGTGAAAATATGTAAAGAGTGTCAGAATAGGGTTGGAACTGGAACAAAAATTGGAACTGTGGATAAGAGGAAAAGTGAAGAAAAAGATCAATGAAATCAATAGGATAGAGAGTAGTGTAGTGTGTATAAGTTGTTGATATTCCATATTCCAGCTTTTTTTAAAGAACGGCGGGTTGCGGACCGTCTTTTTTTTGCCTATTTTTTAAGCACCTGCAAAACAGCCCTTGCGATCACGAAACTCTCCAAAGTCCAGCTTTACACAAAACTGCTGGAATCTTGGAATTTTGGAATTTTTCAGGCAAAAACCTAATAAAATCAAGCACTTACGCGGTTCCAATTTTGGAATCGTGGTCAAAATGACTTGGAACGCTGGAACTTAGTCTTCACTAACTTCCAATGAGAAATTCCAAGATTCCAACTCGATTCCAATTCCGCTGGAACAAATTCCAATTGGCTGGAACGGCGGGACTTCAGGCTACCCTGAAGTGTTAAATAACTTTCTTGTGCCAGGCATTGGCATCAGCAGGCTCACGCAGGCTCAAGTACGCGCGCGAAGACATATAACTGGCATCAAACAGGGCGCAAAAAAGCCCCGACCCAGCCGGAGCCAGATCGGGGCTTGTAGTGATTAGGTGTTATACACCTTCCAGAAGGCATCGACCGCCATCCGGAACTTCACAGGGTCGGCTGTCGAGTCCGACAGAGTGCGAGATTGCGCAACCTTCACTCGCTTGTCGAGTGCGGCAAAGGCATCTTTCAGGGCCTCCGCGAATACCTTGTTTTGGGCACGCTCTTTCGGAGCGTCTCCATTCACGATCCGCTTGCAGGCACTACGCAGGTCAGCCATGCAATTGCTGGCGTACTTAGAGAATTTCTCACGCCATTGTTTGACAATGGAGTGCAGGGCCGGATTCTCTTCCTTGAGCTTGCCGTAGGATTGTGCTGTGTACGCCATGGCCACATTCACATCGATGCTGATGCCGCCATCTGCCGCAGGGATCAAGGTACCACCCTCACCCAGCCGGAAGGCTTGTGCTCCCCAGAGTTCGTGAGCACGAAGCTGGAAGCCAGCGAAGAGTTCAGCCTTCACTTCCGCCGGACAATCGTCGAGGAAGTCCGGGCACTGCTCCAGCACGAACTGAGCGATTGCCTTGCGGCCCTCACCGATCTGCGCGGTTTGATACCCGGCATCTTTGAGGGAGCGGGGAGCGACAGCCTGTTGCACAGGGGTTTGTTTTGCTTTCATGATTTCTCCATAAAGCAGGTTGATCCGGCCAGCACCTTGCTGTCCGGTAATTATGTTATGCCACATCACAGGCGAGATAATCAAGGTTTCAGGGGGACCTGAGACGTTAAATAGCCCGGCTGACTCGCGCCCGGGCGCGCGCGAAAACACATAACTGGTATCAAAAAACGGGCACAAAAAAACCCCGCATGGCGCGAACCATGCGGGGTTAGGGCGATTAGCCGTTGTAGACTTTCCAGAACGCGTCAACCGCCATGCGGTATTTAACCGGGTCAGCAGTCGAGTCGGTCAACGTACGGGCCTGCGCTACTTTCACCCGTTTATCGAGTGACGCGAACGCATCCTTCAGCGCCTCAGCGAATGTCTTATTGGATGCCCGTTCACGCGGCGTGTCTTCGTTCAGGATACGCTTACACGCCGTTCTCAAGTCTGCCATGCAGTTGCTAGCGTACTTGCTGAAGCGGTCGCGCCAGACGCGAATCAGACCATGCAGCGCCGGGTTTTCATCCTTCAGTTTCCCGTAGGACTGCGCGGTATAGGCCATGGCGACGTTCACGTCGATATTGATCCCGCCGTTCGGGTCTTCAATCAGCGCGCCCGTATCGCCGTTGCGGTAGGTCTTGCTGCCCCAAAGTTCGTTCGCGCGCAGTTGAAAACCCGCGAACAATTCCTCTTTCACCTCTTTCGGGCAGTCGTCCAGAAACGTCGGGCATTGCTGCAGGACGTACTGCGCTACCGCTTTGCGGCCTTCGCCCAGTTGGGCGGTCTGGTAACCCGCATCCTTCAGAGAACGGGGGGACACTGCGGCCTGGATGGCCGTTTGCTTTGCTTTCATTTCACTATCTCCTAGTGGGTTGACCCGGGTAGCGACCGCTACCCGGTAATGATGTTATGCCCCATATCACCCGGGAAAGTCAAAACTTCAGGGGGGACTGAAGCGTTAAATAGCGCGCTTGTCCGGCCTCGCGCCCGACGCACGCGGCGACACATAACTGGTATCAAAGGGAGCCGAAGCTCCCAATGATCAGGCCTCGTTGTGCCAGCGCCAGCAGAGCAGACGCTTGGCCTTGATGGCCTCGTTGAGTGCCAGATGCACGTGGTGTCGCCAGAGGTTGATCTGTCCTACTGTCATTGCTTTCTCCAGTTGATGGGGGCCGAAGCCCCCGGGTTTCACATCTCGCCGGTATCCCGCAGGTAGGCCCCATTGAATGTTGCCTTGTAGAAACCGAAGCCTGAGATGTACTGCTCAGGGTCAGTGCCGTACCGCGCCCCGATATAGCCACCATTGGGGTCGGTGATGTAGAACAGCACACGGGGATGCTGCGTGGTTCCTGCAATAGCAGCCATGCGCTGATAGCGTTGGTCAGCGTCAGGCGCTGAGTGTGCCCAGAACAAGAGCATGTAGGGCTTGAGTTGCACGCTGTTGGGCCACTCGCGCAGTTGCGCGTTAAGCAGTTCTTTGTATGTCTTCATTTCATTCTCCAGTTGATGGGGGGCACAAGGCCCCCCGGGTTTCACATCATCAGGATGCAGGCTACTGCAACCATCCAGACAAAGCAGGCGATGCCTGCGATGGTGCTCATTGCTCGCTCCAGCGTGCAGCGATCAACTTGCCGCGTTTACCTACCATGCCCAGCCCGTCGGGGTAGCAGGCCAGCCACTCACGCGCTTCGCGCTCCGTCTTGGCCCAGTGGGTTATCTCTTGTCCCTCCCACTCAATCGCTACCATGTAGCGGGTTAGCCAGAACCAAAGGGTTTGGATCGTTTCCATTTGCTTTCTCCGGTTGTGATGCAGCACCGCGCTGCATCTGCATCTCTTATGCCCCGTACCCCCTTCAAGAGTCAAGTTTCCACGGGGATCGGACCCCCCACCACCCAGATTCGCGCAAGGGTCCCCCCGCCGCCCCATACACCAAGACCTGCACAAATCACGCAACACTTTTACTACTTTTAGCCTAATTACTTTACACATACCCCCCTCCCCCTTCGTTTTTCCGGACCACATTTATTTTTACTTCGCCCCAGAAACACCCCCCGGGTAGGAGTCCCACGAGTCAAAAATGCGTGGTATATTTCGCGCAATTCACGGAGTGCCTCCTTTCCTCCTATGGACAACGCAAACATTGCGGAATATGTTCCTGACATCGACCACGATGTCCCACTTCCGGCTAACGCCACGGAAGCAATGCCCGAGCTATCGCCACGCGAGGAGCTTGATATGCGGGCAAGGACAGTCAAGCTGCTGTCCGATTTGACAGGCAACCCAATAGAACCAAGTGAGAATGAGCGCGGAAATGCGCTGGATTTGGCGCGTCAGATGATGACCAACCCGGGACAAGCCCCTGCTTTGCAGAACTATTCCAATCCCACGATTGCCTATCTGGCCGGGATGGTTGCGCAGCACGACACACTGGTCGTCAAAGAGTTGGCGGACCTGAAGATTTATATCGTCAACAAGCTGGTTGCCGAGACCGAACACCCCGACGGCAAGATTCGCATGCAGGCGCTGCGCAGTCTGGGCGAGATTGATGGTGTGGATGCGTTCAAGAAACGCTCTGAGATGACAGTCAAGCAGCAATCCATTGAAGAAGTGGAAAAAGAACTGCTTGAGACGCTGGAAAAGCTGGAAAAACGCACCGTCGATGTTCAGGCAAGGGTCATTGCAAGCCCTCCCAGCGATGAAAATCACGCCTGAACAGATTCAAACGCTGAAAAACCTGCTGCCGACCATGTCGGTGGAGGACAAAAAGCGCACGCTAGAGCTATTAAAGGCGTGGGACGCGGAGTCTGCTCAAATTTTAGGCAGGGATTCCCTGCTTTCCTTCGCTCAGCACGTCTATCAGGGCTACAAGGTGGGTCCGCACCACCGCAGACTGGCCAAATTGTTCGAAGACATCGCTGCTGGACGCAAAAAACGGGTGATCGTGAACATCGCGCCCCGTCACGGCAAGTCAGAATTGATCTCGTACCTCGCTCCAGCGTGGTTTTTGGGCAAGTTTCCGCATAAAAAGGTCATCATGGCCTCCCACACTGCCGATTTGGCGGTGAACTTTGGTCGTCGGGTGCGAAATCTGGTCGGATCAGACTCGTACAAGGACATTTTTCCGCAGGTTGAGCTTCAGGCGGACTCCAAATCAGCTTCGCGCTGGGGAACCAACTTCCAAGGCGAGTATTTTGCGATTGGCGTGGGCGGTGCGTTGGCTGGGCGAGGGGCGGACCTGTTCATCATTGATGACCCACACTCTGAGCAGGAAGCCAAGTTGGGAAAACCGGATGTTTTCCTACCTGCGTGGGAGTGGTTCCAGTCTGGCCCTATTCAGCGTCTGATGCCCGGTGGCGCGATCATCGTGGTGATGACTCGGTGGTCCAAGTTGGACTTGACTGGGCAGATATTGAACCAGATGGCCCGCGAGGAGGGCGTCGAGCCGTGGGAGGTGATGGAGTTCCCGGCGATTTTGAACGACAAGCCGCTGTGGCCTGAGTTCTGGTCGCTGGAGGAATTGCTGGCCAAGAAGGCCGGGATGGACGTGCGCTATTGGGAAGCGCAGTACATGCAGAACCCGGTCTCCGAGGAGGGCGCTCTTATTAAGCGCGAATGGTGGCAGATTTGGGACAAGGATGAGCCGCCCCAGTGCGAGTTCACGATCATGAGTCTGGACGCGGCGCAGGAGTCCAACAACCGCTCTGACTACAACGCCCTGACGACGTGGGGTGTCTTCATGAACGAGGAGACCAACGCGTACAACATCATCCTCCTGAACGCGATCAAGCAGCGTCTGGAGTTCCCGGAGCTTAAGAAGTTAGTCCTTGAGGAGTACAAGGAGTGGCAGCCGGACGCGTTCGTGGTGGAGAAGAAGAGTAACGGCGCGGCGCTGTATCAGGAGCTTCGCAGGATGGGCGTGCCTGTCGGAGAGTTTACTCCCGGCAAGGGGCAGGATAAGATCAGCCGGGTTAATGCCGTCGCTGATATGTTTTCTTCAGGGATGGTGTGGGCACCCGACCGGCGTTGGGCGCGGGAGGTCATTGAGGAGTGCAACGACTTTCCCAGCGGGACGAACGACGACTTGGTGGACTCCACGACTCAGGCGCTCATGCGGTTTAGGCAGGGCGGGTTTATTCGACTTCCGTCCGATGAGCCGGAAGAGATTCAATGGTTCAAAAGTCCGCGCAGAGAGCGGTACTACACGGTTTAAGGAGCCACCATGGCAACAAGCGGAATTGACAAATCTCTTTACGGCGCACCCATGGGGCTGGAGGCAGTCATGCCCGAGCCACCGATTGAAATTGAGATCGAGAACCCGGACGAGGTCAACATTGGCCTAGGCGACATTGAGATCAGCCTGACCCCGGAGCCCAAGACGAACGACAAGGACTTCGACGCGAACCTCGCGGAGTACATGGACGAGTCCGCGCTTCAGAGGCTGGGCGAAGAGCTAGTAGAAGACTTCAGCAAAGACATCAACGACCGCAAGGAGTGGATGCAGACGTATGTCGAGGGTCTGAAGCTGCTGGGCCTGAAGTACGAAGAGCGTACCGAGCCGTGGAATGGCGCGTGTGGCGTGTTCCACCCGATGCTCACCGAGTCCGTTGTGCGTTTCCAGTCCGAGGGCATCACGGAGACGTTCCCGGCTGCTGGCCCTGTCAAGACGGTGATCATTGGCAAGGACACTCCGCAGAAGGAAGAAGCCGCGATGCGCGTGCGCGCGGATATGAACTACCAGCTTACCGAGGTGATGTACGAGTATCGCCCGGAGCACGAGAAGATGCTGTGGAACCTGCCGATTGCAGGGTCCGCGTTCAAGAAGGTGTACTACGACCCGAGTCTGGGGCGTCAGGCTGCGGTGTTCATCCCCGCCGAGGACATCGTCGTGCCGTATGGCGCGAGCAACCTTGAGACCGCTGAGCGTGTGACGCACGTCATGCGTAAGACCGAGAACGAAGTGGCCAAGCTGATCGAGGCCGGGTTCTACCGCGACGTTGAACTGGGTGAGCCGACCTACCAGCTAGACGACATCGAGAAGCAGAAGGCCGAAGAGATGGGCATGAGCGCCATCGACGATGCGCGCTATCGCATGCTTGAGATGCACGTCAACCTAGACCTCAAAGGCTATGAAGACAAGGACAAGAAGGGGCGTCTTACGGGGATTGCGCTTCCTTACGTGGTTACTGTGGAGAAGGGTACTCGCAAGATTCTGGCGATCCGCAGGAATTGGTACGAGGAAGACGCTCTCAAGCTCAAGCGACAACACTTCGTCCATTATCAATACATTCCCGGGTTTGGTTTCTATGGCTATGGCCTCATCCACCTCATCGGGGGCTATGCCAAGAGCGCGACGATGCTTATCCGCCAGCTTGTTGACGCTGGCACTTTGTCTAACCTCCCCGGTGGTCTCAAATCGCGGGGTCTTCGCATCAAGGGAGATGACACCCCCATCGCTCCGGGAGAGTTCCGAGACGTAGACGTCCCGTCCGGTTCCATCCGCGACAACATTCTGCCGCTGCCGTACAAGGAGCCGAGCCAAGTTCTGATGTCGCTGTTCAACCAGATCGTGCAGGAAGGCCGTGCGTTTGCGTCCGCTGGCGATATGAAGGTCAGCGATATGTCCAGCCAAGCGCCGGTGGGTACCACCTTGGCCATCCTTGAGCGCACGCTGAAGGTGATGGGCGCAGTTCAAGCGCGGATGCACTACACGATGAAGCAGGAGTTCAAGCTCCTGAAGACCATCATCGCTGACTACACCGCCGAGGACTACAGCTACGAGCCGGAGGAGGGTAGCCCCCGTGCCAAGCGCAGCGACTACGACATGGTGGAGGTGATCCCCGTGTCCGACCCGAACGCTGCCACGATGGCGCAGAAGATCGTGCAGTACCAAGCGGTGTTCCAGCTTGCACAGAGTGCTCCGCAGTACTACGACATGCCCCTGCTGCACCGCCAGATGATTGAGGTGCTGGGTATCAAGAACGCGTCCAAGCTCGTGCCCATTGAAGAGGACATGGTGCCCACCGACCCGGTGCAGGAGAACCAGAACCTGCTGACCATGAAGCCGGTCAAGGCGTTCATCGAGCAGAACCATCAGGCGCACATTCAGACGCACATGGCTGCGATCCAGAACCCGAAGATTCAGCAGCTCATGCAGATGAATCCGCAGGCGCAGGCGATCATGGCCGCAGCCATGGCGCATATCAACGAGCACATCGCGCTGGAGTACCGCCGTCAGGTGGAAGAGCAGATTGGCGTTCTGCCCAGCGAAGAGCAGAACAAGCAGGTGCCCCCAGAGATGGCCGACCAGATCGCCATCGCAGCCGCTCAGGCCACTGCCCAGATCACTCAGCGCGATACGCAGCAGGCTCAGCAGGCCGCAGCCCAGCAGCAGATGCAGGACCCCGTGGTCCAGATGCAGATGCAGGAGTTGCAGCTCAAGCAGCAGGACCTCCAGCTGAAGGCCCAGAAGCAGCAGATCGAGGCCGCAGCCAAGGCCGATCAGATTCGGATCGAAGAAGCTCGCATCGCGGCTCAGAAAGAGATCGCTGCCATGCAGGTCGCGGCAAGTGCCGCTGCACAGAAAGACAAAGCGAATCGTCAGCAAGAGACGGAAGGAGCACGCATGGGCTTGGACGCTGCCAAACACCGCGCCCAGATGGCCATGCAAGCAGCGCAACGGGCCGCGCAACAAAGGCCCAAACCTAGGAAGGAGAACGATTGAACGAGTACCGAGTTTTAGCTCTCGTACAGGCGGAGATTGAAAAAATTCGCCAAGAACAAACCGCGTTCTTGGCTGCTAGTCGCGCCGATACGTACGACGAGTACAAGAAAGTCTGCGGGGTAATCCGAGGTCTATACCTTGCAGACAACATCATTAACGACCTCGTGCAACGAATGGAAAAAGCCGATGACTGAATTTGACGTGCAGGCGATTGACTTATCCGGGCTGCTGAACAAGCCTGCCGAGGAGAAGGCCAAGCAGCTTCCTGATCCCAAAACGTTCCACCTTCTGTGCGTTGTTCCGGAAGCGATGGAAGAGTACGCGGATAGCGACGTGGGCATCATTAAGGACGCCAAGACGATGCACTACGAAGAGGTGCTGACTCCCGTGCTGTTTGTGGTCAAGGTCGGCCCCGACGCCTACAAGGACACCACCCGGTTCCCCAGTGGCCCGTCATGCAAACAAGGTGACTTTGTCATCGTGCGCCCCAATTCAGGCACCCGCTTGAAGATTCATGGCCGAGAGTTCCGCATCATTAATGATGATTCGGTCGAAGCCGTCGTTGAAGACCCGCGTGGGATCACCCGCGCTGCTTAAGGAGTGAACATGCCCCTGCCGAAGTTTGAAGGCGAAGAATTCGAGTTCCCGGACGAGAAGGAAGCCAAGGAAAAAGTCAAAGCCGCTGATGAGCAGCTAGACGACGATTTCAAGATTGAGATCGAAGACGACACCCCTCCCGAGGATCGTGGTCGCAAACCCGCACCGCCTCCGGAAGACCCCACCGAAGAGGAACTCTCGTCCTACGACGAAAAAGTTCAGGCGCGTATCAAGAAGTTCACTCGTGGTTACCACGACGAGCGTCGCGCCAAGGAAGCTGCTCTGCGTGAGCGTGAAGCCGCTGAACTGTTTGCCAAGCAGGTCTACGAAGAGAACAAGCGCCTGCAAAAGCAGCTTGCCGAGGGCAGTCAGGTCTTCATCGAGCAGTCCAAAACCAGCGCGGCTACCGAACTTGAAATAGCCAAAAAGAAGTACAAAGAAGCTTACGAGTCGGCAGATCCTGATGCTTTGGTGGAAGCGCAAGAGGCTATCGCCAAGGCTACGCTCAAATTAGAGCGTGCTGGGCAGATGAAGCCGATTGAGGAGAGCGAGTTCAAGCCTGCCGCTGCGCCCGCCGCCTCTCCCGAAGATAACATGACCCCTCGCACCAAGCAGTGGGTCAATTCCAACAAATCGTGGTTCGGCCAGCCCGGCTACGAAGATATGACTATGATGGCTATGGGGCTTGACAAAAAGCTACAGCAGCAATATGGTCCCGATTACGTTGGTAGTGAGGAATACTTCCGCACCATCGACAAAGTGATGCGCAAACGATTCCCCGAACACTTCGAAGACGAAGACGGGAGCTATGAGGAAGAACCGCCGCCTCGGAAAAGGGCAGAACCGGCAGACGAAGATGATTCTCCGCGCCGTGCAACAAAACCCGCTGCTGTTGTGGCCCCGGCTACTCGCAGCACACCGCCTAACCGCGTGAAGCTCAAGGCTTCTCAAGTTTCGCTGGCGCGCAAACTTGGGATTACCCCAGAGGCGTACGCTAAACAGGTTGCTCTACTTGGAAGGAATGAATAATGGAACAGCAAGTTCAACCCCAAAACCGGCTCAAGCGTGAACTGGAAGCCCGCGAGAAGACGCAAATGCGTCCTCAAGCATGGCGTCCGCCCGAGACGCTACCCGCTCCGGATGATCGTCCGGGCTGGAAGCATCGCTGGGTTCGTCTGAGCACGATGGGAACTTCTGATCCCAGCAACATCTCTTCCCGGTTGCGTGAAGGATACGAGCCCTGCAAAGCAGAGGACTATCCCGAACTCATGATGCACGCTACCACTGAAGGTCGCTTTAAGGGCGGCATTGAAGTGGGTGGACTGTTGCTCTGTCGCATCCCGACTGAGTTTTTGGATCAGCGTATGAAATACTACGAGGGTCAGAACAAAGCTCAGATGGAATCGGTGGACAACAATTTCCTTCGTGAAAATGATCCTCGTATGCCCCTTTTCTCTGAAAAGAAGACGAAGGTCACTTTCGGTTCAGGTTCTTAAATCTAGGAGTCTTTAATGGCTTATCCCACCATTGACAAGCCGTATGGCTTGAAGCCGATCAATCTGATCGGTGGTCAGGTGTTCGCCGGACAAACTCGCCAATACCAAATCGACCCCGCTGGGTTCGCTGGTAACATCTTCTACGGAGATGTGGTGAAGTTGGTTTCGACGGGCTACGTTGAAAAAGATACCGGTCAGGCGACCGCAACGCCGCTGGGCATCTTCCAAGGTTGCTCTTACGTGAACGCGCAAGGGCAAACCATCTTCGCGCAGTACTACCCCACCGGGTACGCTGCCCCCACCGGCACCGTCATCACCGCCTACGTGCAGGATGACCCCGATCTGCTGTTCAAGGCAGTTCTGGTGTCTGGTCAAACCGAAGGTGGCAACGGCCTTGTTCCGGCTTATCTGAGCCGTAGCATTATCGGCACGAACGCTGAACTGGTGCAAAACGCCGGTTTGACCTCGACCGGTGATAGCCGTATCGGCGTGTACGCTACCACTAGCGCTACCACCGCTTCGCTGCCCATCCGCATCGTTGATGTGGTGCCTGATACCGCCAACTCGTCTGGTGATTTCGTGGAAGTGATTTGCAAGTGGAACGCTCCGTATGTGGTCTCTACCTCGACCACCACTGAGCCGACCCCGGGCACCTTCGCCACTGTGACCACCAGCACTGTGACTGGCGGCCATCAGTATCTCAACCCCGTTGGCGTCTGATAAGGAGTAATTAAAAATGGCTATTTCACGCGCACAACTGCTGAAAGAGCTGCTCCCCGGTCTGAACGCCTTGTTCGGGATGGAGTACGCTCGCTACGGCGAAGAGCACAAAGAGATCTACGAAACCGAGACCTCTGAGCGCTCGTTTGAAGAAGAAACCAAGCTGTCTGGCTTCTCCGCCGCTCCGGTGAAGAACGAAGGCTCTGCGATTGCTTATGACAACGCGCAGGAAGCTTGGAGCACCCGCTATACGCACGAAACCATTGCTCTGGGTTTCTCGATCACCGAAGAGGCGATTGAGGACAACCTGTACGACAGCCTGTCTGCTCGTTACACCAAGGCTCTGGCCCGCGCTATGGCGTATACCAAGCAGGTTAAAGCTGCTGCGGTTCTGAACAACGGCTTCTCCAACACCTACCCCGGTGGTGATGGCGTCTCCCTGTTCAACGCAAACCACCCGCTGGTGTCCGGCGGCGTGAACAGCAACACCCCCTCCACCCAAGTTGACCTGAACGAGACTTCTCTGGAAGCCGCCGTTATTCAGATCGCCGCTTGGACGGACGAGCGTGGCCTGCTGATCGCTGCCAAGCCCAAGAAGATGATTGTTCCCCCGTCGCTGATGTTCGTTGCCAAGCGTCTGCTTGATACCGAACTGCGCGTGGCAACTGCTGATAACGACATCAACGCTATCAAGCAGATGGGTGCAATCCCCGAGGGTTACACCGTGAACCACTTCCTGACCGACCCGAACGCATGGTTCCTGACCACTGACGTTCCCAACGGCATGAAGCACTTCGTGCGTACCCCGCTGCAGAATTCTATGGACGGGGATTTTGACACGGGCAACGTCCGTTACAAGGCTCGCGAAAGGTATTCTTTTGGCTGGAGCGATCCGCTCGGGATGTGGGGTTCCTCTGGTTCGACCTAAAAATCGAATACCAAAGGTATCAAAAAAGGGGACTTCGGTCCCCTTTTTTCTTTGGGGCTTGTGTTACTCGTTCAGCTTAGGGTACACTACGGGCAAAGGAGAAACCCATGGCCCGAGGCATCTACAAGATCATCAATGTCGTCAACAACAAATTCTACGTGGGTAGCGCCGTAGACCTGAAGCGCCGCAAGGCGCGACACTTTTCGGAGTTGCGCAACAACCGCCACAACAACCGCCACCTGCAAGCCGCGTGGCTCAAATACGGGGAGCAGGCGTTTATCTTTGTCGTTGTGGAAGAACTGCCGGACGAAGCCGACTTGCTCGCTGCCGAAAACGTCTGGCTCAAAGAGCACGTAGGCAAGGACTACTGCTACAACCTTGGAGTAGACGCCACTGCACCGATGCTTGGCGTTAGCGGAGAGCAGAGTCCGACATGGGGGTACAAACATTCCCCCGAAAATATTGAAGTCATTCGGGCCGCTTCCACTGGGCGTAAACAGGACGCAGAAGTCATCCGTAAGAAGACCGAGCACCTCATCGGCAAACCCAAGTCCGCCGAAGTCCGCGCCAAAATCTCCGCTACCCTCTCAGGGGAGGGCAACTTCTGGTACGGCAAGAAGCGTCCTGACCACGGGGCCAAAGTCAGCAAGGCGGTCGAAGCAATAAGCCCGGAGGGCGAGGTGCTTCGGTACGCCAGTATCGCTGCACTGCGGGAAGCTGCGGGTATCAAACCTCCTACGGCTAACCGGGCGCTTAAATCGGGCAAGCCACTAGCTCGTGGACCCTATAAAGGCTGGCGGTTCAAATATGTTGACCCCGCCATCCCCGGGTGATATATTGGCCCCATCCCGGGGTCCCCGGCGTTTCTGACAGTCCCGGCTGACGACATGCAGACAGAGCGCCCAAACGAACACTCGCATGTGAGGAATCATGGCACGTACTACGTTCAACGGCCCGGTCGTTTCGCAAAACGGCTTCATTGGTGGCCACCAAGTCGCTTCCGCTAACGCTGTCAACGCTACTGGCACTGCTTCTGCTGCGCAGGTTGCGTCTGGCTACATCACTTCCACTTCGGCTGCGCCGACGACCATCACTCTGCCCACCGGCACTGATCTGGGTGCGCTGATTGGTGCAACTCAAGGTACCACCCTTGACCTGTACATCGACAACACCGCTGGCGCGAGCACCGTGACTGTGGCTGTGAACACCAACGCAGTTCTGTCCAGCGCCGCTGTGGATACCGCTGGTTCGTTCGGTGATCTGACGATTGCTTCTGGCGCTACCGGCATCGGTCGCTTCACCCTGATGTTCTCCAGCCCCACCGCGTACACCTTCACCCGTACGGCTTAATAGGAGGCCGACATGGCCATGCAAACTGACATCCTAGCGACTTCGCTGGCTGCGTCAGGTACTGCGTTTGCGGGGCGTACTCGTGTTCGCGGTGCTCTGATTGAGCCGGGCGGTAGCGCGGGTACGCTTGTCTTCAAAGATGGTGGCGCTAGTGGCACCACGAAGTTCACCATCAACACGACGGCCAACGGGGAATCGTTCTCGGTGGTGATCCCATCGGACGGCATCCTGTTCACGACGGACGTGTACGTGGCGCTGACGAACGCCAAGGTGACGGTGTTCTATGGCTAAGTCCCCGGCATGGCAACGCAAAGAAGGCAAGAACCCCAAAGGTGGTCTGAACGCCAAGGGGCGCGCCTCTGCGAAGGCCCAAGGGATGAACCTAAAACCTCCGCAGCCCGAAGGCGGCAAGAGGCGCGACTCCTTCTGCGCTCGGATGAGTGGCATGAAGAAGAAGCTCACATCCGCGAAGACTGCGAACGACCCAAACTCCCGGATTAACAAAGCCCTACGCGCATGGAACTGTTGAGGTCACGCGATGGAGATGATGGTTTGGAACGTGATTCTCACGGCCATTGTGGCGCTGTTGGGGTTCATCGTGAAAGAAAAGTTTGCCGAGCTTCAACGCATCAGCATTCTGCTTAACCGCACCCGGGAAGAAGTGGCGCGTGATCACATCACACGCACGGAGTTCCGAGCGGACATGCAGCAGTTGATGGAGCGGTTCGACAGGATTGAACGCAAGATCGACGCGATGCGAGGAGCCAAGAATGCCCAGCAAGACTAGAGCGCAGCACAACTTGATGGCGATGGTCGCTAACGACCCCGCCGCTGCGAAGCGCGTGGGCATTCCTCAATCTGTCGGCAAAGAGTTCGTCAAAGCTGACAAGGGTCTGAAGTTTGGTAAAGGCAGTGGCAGCCGTGCCGATCTTCAGAAAATCAACCGCCCTGACACCCGTCAAGGCAAGATGGAACTTTTTGCAAAAGGTGGTGACATGAAAGAATCCAAGAAGATGGTTGGTAAAGAGTTGGCCTTCATGAAGAAGAAGGGCGCTCCCAAGTCCATGATCAAGCACGAGATGGCCGAAGCCGGTATGAAGTACGGCGGCAAGACCAAGAAGATGGCTTCTGGTGGTCTGGCTGCTGGTCACAAAGCTGCTGACGGCGTTGCTTCCAAAGGCAAGACCAAGGCAATGCAGGTCAAGATGGGCGCTGCCAAACCGCTGGGCATGAAAAAGGGCGGCTACTGCTGATCTAAGGAGTCCATCATGGACATGCTCGAAAAGAGAAAGCCTGCCGTTAAAGACGGCGTCTACGACCCCGACTCTGGCACTCCGCCTCCGCAAGACATTGATGGCGGCTCCGTGACCCCGTCCAAGCCGAAGCCCAAGGCGTCTAAGCCTAAAGCCATGGCCAAGGGTGGCTACGTCAAAGCTGCCGATGGCTGTGCCCAGCGCGGTAAAACCAAAGGACGGATGGTATGAGCCTACTTCTGGGTGCGCTTGCTGATGAGGACAAGCTGAAAAGCCTTGCGTCCAAGGGCATGATGGGAGCGATCCCGATGATGCTCACCCGGGACAGCCAGAAGGATTCTGCGGAAGCAGAACGTCAGAAAGCGATTGCTGCCTCTGCGCGTGGTGAGGGTATGAAAAAAGGCGGCATGACTGCCTCCAAACGCGCGGATGGTATTGCCCAACGCGGTAAAACTCGCGGAAGGATGGTGTGACGTGAAAAAAGCTAGACGATACGCCGAAGGCGATGTAGTCGATGTCGATGAAGGCGCGATCTCTGGACCGGCTCCGAAAGAGGCGGTAGCAGAAGAAGCGCGATTGGTTTCTTCTGAAAAAGAAGAAAAGCCGGAGACCTTCAAAGAGGCGTTTAGCAAAGCGCGCCGCGCTGGTGACAAGACGTTTGAATGGAACGGCAAAACTTACTCCACGAAAGTGGCAGGTGAGTCCAAGTCAGAAACCAAATCGACTGCACCAGCAGAGCGCAAGTCCGCCGCAAGTGCGGAGTCTAAGCCTGCCACTCGCACCACGAATTTTCCTTCTGGCTCGTTGGCCGGTAGGATTGCCAGATCGCAAGGCGCGGTTAGTACTGTTCCGGAACCCACCTCTTCGGCGGGGGAGAAGAGTGCCCGACAGCGTCAAGAGACCATGGACATGTTCTCTCGCATGGGTAAAAAACTCCAGCGATACATGGGCACTCAAGAGACTCGGGATCGTCTGAAAGCCGAAGGCTATGCCAAGGGTGGAATGACCGCTTCCAAGCGTGCTGATGGTATTGCCCAGCGCGGCAAGACTCGCGGGAAGGTGTACTGACATGATGGCCAGCCGTGGGATGGGCGCAATCCGTCCGAGCAAGATGCCCAAGGGGGTCAAAAAGCCCCGGCGGGATGACACCGACTTCACTCAGTACGCTGAGGGCGGGAAGGTGAACGCGGCTGGCAATTACACGAAACCTGAACTCAGGAAACGCATCGTCAGCCAAGTTAAAGCCGCTGCCACTCACGGCACCGGGGCAGGCCAATGGTCGGCCCGTAAGGCTCAGCTTGTCGCTAAGAAGTACAAGGCCGCTGGCGGGGGATATCGTGACTAAAGACGAGTTGCCTGAGCGCGATCAGCCAAAAGCTGACGGTGTGCGGTTGACCCCGCATTTCGTGGCACTTGACAAAAATTTTAAGGGCGCGGGCGGACGGCTTTCGTACACAAAAGAATTAGACAAAAACTCCAGCATTCAGGCGTATGTTGATGCTATGGCTGGCAAACCCGAAGGGCAGTCCGCGTTCATCAAACCTCAGAAAGTTGGCGTGGAGTACCGTCGTTCGTTTGCCAAGGGTGGCATGACTGCCTCCAAACGAGCCGACGGAATTGCGCAGCGTGGTAAAACGCGGGGGAAGTTGGTGTGAAAGCGCCGCAAAAGTCTCTTAAAGACTGGACCGCGCAAAAGTGGAGGACCAAGAGTGGCAAACCGTCTAGTAAAACTGGTGAGCGATATCTTCCAGAAGCTGCGATCAAAAGCCTCAGCCCTGCTGAGTACGCTGCGACAACTCGTGCAAAGCGTGCGGGGAAAGCTGCCGGGAAGCAGTTCGTAGCCCAGCCCAAAGGCATAGCTAAGAAAACAGCGAGGTTTCGATAATGGCAAAGTTTCCTGACCTGACGGGTGACGGCAAGGTCACTCAAGCTGACATCCTCAAAGGCCGTGGCGTTGAGGGAATGAAGAAGGGTGGCAGCACCAAATGGATTCAGTCCGCCATCAAGAAGCCCGGGGCTCTGCGCTCCGCGCTTGGTGCCAAAGAAGGCAAGCCGATTCCTGCAAAGAAGCTGGCCGCTGCCGCAAAGAAGCCGGGGAAACTTGGTCAGCGTGCGCGGCTTGCCCAAACCCTGAAGAAACTGGGGAAGTAAATGGCTCAGACATCCGGCTCCTCCGCATTCAACCTTGACCTGACCGAGTTGGTCGAGGAGGCGTTTGAGCGGGCGGGTTCGGAGCTTCGCACGGGTTACGACCTGCGTACCGCACGGCGGTCGCTCAACATCATGTTCGCGGATTGGGCCAACCGTGGCATCAATCTGTGGACGATTGAGCAGGGTCTGATTGACCTTGTCCCGGGCCAGAACACCTACGCACTGCCAACGGATACGGTTGATTTGCTGGAGCACGTCATCCGCACGGGCGCAAACGTGGCGGCGACTCAAGCCGACCTGACGATTACCCGGATCAGCGTCTCGACCTACGCCACGCTGCCCAACAAGCTACAGCAAGCCCGACCGATTCAGGTCTGGGTGCAGCGGTACAACGGCCAGCAGTCTCCGACGGGACTGACTCTGAGCGGCAGCATCAATGCTTCGGTAAACCAGATTACCCTGAACTCCGTGGTGGGCCTGCCTGCTACTGGGTTCGTGAAGATCGACTCTGAGATCATCAACTACGGGTACATCACCGGTAACACTCTGTACAACTGCTTCCGGGGGCAGGACAACACAACTGCTGCGTCGCACAATAGTGGCGCGGCGGTCTATTGGCAGCAGCTTCCGGCAATTACGGTGTGGCCTACCCCGGACAACTCTCAGGCGTATCAGTTCGTGTACTGGCGACTGCGCCGCACGCAGGATGCTGGTGGCGGTGTGAACGTCATGGATGTACCATTTAGGTTTATTCCGTGTATGGCTGCGGGGCTAGCGTACTACGTTGCTATGAAAGTGCCCGGTGGTGCTGAGCGTTTGGCGTTGTTGAAGGCGCAGTACGACGAGGCATGGCAGCTTGCCGCTGATGAAGACCGTGAAAAGGCAGCCGTGCGGTTTGTGCCCCGGCAGCAGTTCATTGGGAGTTCTTACTGATGGGTAACCGGTTCGCCAGCGGTAAGTATGCAATTGCTCAGTGCGACCGCTGCGATCAGCGGTTCAAGCTGTCGTTGCTGCGCCGTGAGGTGATCAAGACCAAGAACTACGAGTTGTTGGTCTGCCCGGAGTGCTGGGACCCTGATCAGCCGCAGTTGCAGTTGGGCATGTATCCTGTGGACGACCCGCAGGGTTTGCGTAATCCCCGCCCAGATCGCAGCTACCGGCTGTCTGGCACGAGTGGCTTGCAGATTCAGCCCGGAGGTGGCCCTCTGGGCACCGGGTCTGTGGAGGCGGGTAGCCGCATATTTCAATGGGGCTGGGCACCGGTGGGTGGAGCCAGTTTGAACGACGCAGGTCTGACCCCTAACAACTTGGTTTTATCTGTGCAATTGGGTACAGTAACGGTATCCACGACGTAAGGAGTGAACATGGACGCGATGAAGAAAGTGGCTAAGGCCGAAGTCAAAGCCCACGAGAAGCGCATGCACGGCGCTAAAGGCATGCGGGCGGGCGGCAAGACCAACGCCGACATGCTCAAGATGGGCCGTAATCTGGCTAAGGTTGCCAACCAGATGAATCCGGGCCGCAAACAACGAGGGGTCTGATATGCACAGCCAAGACGAATTCAAATATTTCCCGGCGGATACCAAAGATCCGATTGGGAAGTACGTCCAGCCCAAGGTCTATGCATCTGTTGTGGTAGGTGAAGAGCCCGCCAAAGAAACGATGCGCAAGGCCAACGTGAGTGTGGCCAACACTCGTAGCCAAGACTACCCGCCGACCAAAACCAGCGGCGAAAAGATTCGCGGCACCGGCGCGGCTACGAAGGGCACGATGTTCCGGGGTCCGTCGGCCTGAGATAGACCATGAACTACGCTTCGCTCGTCACTGCGATTCAGGATTACACTGAGAATACGTTTCAGTATTCGACCACGCCGTCGATTATCAACACGTTCATTCAGCAGGCCGAGCAGCGTATTTTCAACTCGGTTCAGTTTCCTTCGCTTCGCAAGAACGTGACGGGCATCACAACTGCGGCCAACAAGTATCTCTCCGCTCCCACCGACTTTCTCGCGGTGTATTCTCTGGCGGTCGTGGATGGGTCTGGCAACTACGAGTACCTGCTCAACAAGGATGTGAACTTCATCCGGCAGGCGTACCCAAATCCGAACGATCAAGCGATCCCCAAGTACTACGCGCTGTTTGGTCCCACGACCACGGGCGGAGCCAACCCAGTGCTGACGGACGAGTTGTCGTTCATTCTGGGGCCGACCCCGGATGCGCAGTACACGGTGGAGCTTCACTACTTCTTCTATCCGGAGTCCATCACCGTGGCTGCGGATGGGCAGACTTGGCTGGGCGATAACTTTGACTCGGTGCTGCTGTACGGTTCGCTGGTTGAGGCGTATACGTACATGAAGGGCGAGACCGACATGATGGCCTTGTACGACGGCAAGTACAAGGAAGCGCTGGCTCTGGCGCAACGTCTGGGTGATGGCCTTGAGCGTAGCGATGCGTACCGCAGTGGTCAGGCGCGTCTTGCACCGCTGCCGCAGAATAGCGGGGTCCGATAAATGGCGTTTACGGGCAATTACTCCTGCAACACGCTGCGCTCTGGTCTTGCGAACGGGACGATTAACTTCGCCTCTGACACGTTTTATCTGGCGCTGTACACCAACTCAGCTACGCTGGATCAGACCACTACCGAGTACACCACGACTGGGGAAGCATCGGGCGGCAACTATGTTGCAGGTGGGCAGGTAGTCACAGCGACGATCTCTGAGCAGACGACTGCCAGCGGTAGCATCACGTACATCAATTTCTCGGCTCCTGCGTGGACCGGCGCGATTACGGCGCGGGGGGCTCTGATCTACACACCCGGAGCCAACGGTGCTGTCTGCGTTCTGGACTTCGGTTCAGACAAAACCTCAACCAATTCTTTCACTGTGCAGATGCCCGCTAACACCAGCACGTCTGCTTTAATTCGGCTTGTTTAAGGAGCAACCATGTTCAACGAAAAAGTTAAAGCTGGCGGCGTGTTCACTGTGCAGTGTCACGACCAAGACGGCAACCTGAAATGGCAGGCTGAGAAGCACAACCTCGTGGTCAACGTCGGCCTCAAGGACATGAACGACAAGTACTTCCTCGGTAGCGGCTACACCGCTGCGTGGTACATCGGTCTGTACGGCGCGGCTTCTTCCAACAACCCGGCGGCTGGCGACACCATGGCCTCGCACGCTGGCTGGACGGAGGTCACTGACTACAGCCAATCGACCCGCCCCGCTGCTACGTTCGCTGCGGCTACCACCGCTGACCCGTCTGTGATCACGAACTCGGCGTCTCCGGCTACGTTCAGCATCAACGGCACGACCGTTGTGGGCGGCGCGTTCCTGACCAGCGACAACACCAAGGGTGGCACGACCGGCATCCTGTTCTCGGCTTCGGACTTCCAGTCTCCCGGCGACCGCTCGGTTGTTAACGGCGATACGCTGACCGTCACCTACACCTTCAGCCTCGACGCTGCTTAAGGAGGCCACATGGCTACCGCTTTCAAGAAGGGCGACGTTGTGAAGCTGACCACCGTAGTGCCGCAAGGCCCGGTGCTGGCTCTGCGTATGGACGACAGCGGCATCATCCAGTACCTCGTAGAGTGGGTGGATGCCAACGGTGTCACGCAACAACGCTGGTTCGACGAAGACCAACTGACGGGGGCCTGATATGGCCTTCGTCCTTGCGGACCGAGTCCGCGAGACCACGACAACGACCGGCACCGGTTCGGTGACGCTGGCGGGAGCCGTCACGGGGTTTCAGACCTTCGCGGCCATCGGCAACGGCAACATCACCTACTACACCATCGCGGGTCAGGGCACCTCTGAGTGGGAGGTGGGGATTGGCACGTATACGGCCTCGGGCACGACACTGTCTCGGGACACGGTGCTGGCGTCGAGCAACTCCGGGTCGCTGGTGAATTTCTCCGCTGGCACCAAGGACGTGTTTTGTGACTACCCCGCTGGCCGCGCTGTGATTGGTGGCATGGGGTACATCGAGAACGCCGCCACGATCACAACGTCTTCGACAATCAACACGGGTAACAACGCTATCAGTGGTGGGCCGGTGACGGTCAACAGCGGCGTTACGGTGACGGTGCCCTCCGGGTCTACTTGGACGGTTGTCTGATGTTTGGCTTCTACGCGTTCTCTACTACCGCCTTCTCAGCGCTGGCGGGGAACGTGTTCACGGCTGCGGTTATTGAGTCCGCAACGGCAACGGATACCAACGTCGCCCAGATTTCTGTACCGGCTTCTGTCTCAGAGCTTGCTTCGGGGGTGGACGCCGTTGCGGCACGTATCACTTTTGGTACGGCAGTTTCGGAGTCTGCTACGGGCAGCGACGCGGTTGCATCTCTGGCGACGTTTGGTGGTGTGATCGCTGAGTCCGCTACGGGCAGCGAGACCGTGGCTGCTGCGGCGACGTTTGTGAGCGCGGTGAATGAGATTGCGACGGGTACGGATACGGTTTCTTCTGTCCCGAACTACGCGGTGAGCGTAGCGGAGTCTGCTGCGGGTACAGATACTGTTCTGGCTGGCGCGGTGCTTACTTCAGCAATTGCTGAAACCGCCGAGGGCACGGACTTCACTTTTACCCAGCATGCCGTGTTTGGTGTGGTGGACGAAGGAGCAACGGGTACCGACACAGTTTCTGCCGCTGTGACTTTCCCGGCGCGTGTGGCGGAGTCTGCTCAAGGCAGCGAAACAAATTCTGCGGCTGTAAACTTTGCGGTTAGTTTTGTAGCAGGTGTGACGGCGCAGGATACGGTTGCTTCGCTGCCCACCTACTCTGCCCAGATTGCTGAGACAGCTACCGGGTCGGATGCGACGATTCCGAGCCTTGTCTATTTTGGCTTTGTGGAAGAGACTGTGACAAGTACGGACACTGCCGCATCCCAAGTGGCATACGGGGCTTTAGTGGCTGAGGCGGCTACGGGCAGCGAGACCATGGTGGCTGCGGCCACCTTCCCGGCGTTTGTAGATGAGAGCGCCCAAGCGGCGGAAGCTTTTGCTGTGATCGCGGCGTTTGCTGCCCTGATCCGAGAAAACGTAAACGCGGCGGACCAGATTATGGCCCGCCTGAAGTGGGAACTGATTGCGGACGCGCAGTCTGCTGGGTGGACCGTTATTGATGACACGGGGCCTTCCTCGTGGCAAAATGTTTCAACTTCGGCTGACGCTGGCTGGCGCAACATCGACACGAAGGAGCCTTAAATGCCATCCGCATATACCTCGCTGCTCGGGTTCGTGCAGCCCGTCACCGGGGAGTTAAACAACACCTGGGGCAACGCGGTTAACAACCAACTCACGCAGTTGGTTGAAGATTCTATTGCTGCTACGTCTACCGCCAGCGTGACCGCTGGTGACTGGACCCTGTCCACCACCGCTGGTGGTGCGCAAAACGAAGCACGCACGGCCATTCTGATTGCTACCGGCACGCCCGGTACGGCTCGGGTGGTCTACGCGCCCAAGTCCAGCAAGACCTATGTGGTCATCAACAACAGCGACAGCGTCCTGACGCTCAAAGGCGGCCCGGCTTCCCCCACGACGGGTATTGCGCTGCCTGCTGGTGGCTCGGTGTTGGCTGCGTGGGACAGCAATGTGGGCGACTTCGTAAAGGTCGCCGGAGGTGGCGGTGGCGCTACGGGTGGCGGTGCCAACCAAGTGTTTTTTGAGAACGACCAGACGGTGACCAACGACTACACCATCCCCGGCAACAAGAATGCCGGTACGTTTGGCCCGATTACTGTTGACAGCGGCATCACGGTCACGGTCTCGTCCGGCGCTGTGTGGACTGTGGTTTAAGGAGTAGAGATATGCCCATCACAATTTCTGGAACGACTGGTATTGCTGGAGTTGATGGCTCCGCAGGTACCCCTGCTGTGCAGGGTGGCGACTCTAACACCGGCATCTTCTTCCCCGCTGCGGACACGATTGCGTTTGCTGAAGGCGGCGCGGAGGTGGCGCGGTTTGATAGCTCGGGGAATCTGGGCATCGGGACGAGTTCGCCTAGCGACAGACTTACAGTAATTAGTGCTGGTACTCAGGTTGGCTCTACAAATTTCAGGCGTATTTCACGCATAGGTCTTGCTACGACTGATGCCAGTGTCTTAATTGGATACGATATTTCGGCAGGCTCGGGAATACTAGCGTCCACAAATGACTTCCCTCTTGCATTTTGGACATCTAGTTCTGGAACTTATGCCGAACGCGCCCGCATCGACACCAGCGGGAATCTGTTGGTGGGGACGACGACCTCTTTTGCAAAATTTTCTATGGTCGGTGTTGGGGGTAACAACCAAAATACTTTGTACGGCGGTGGGTGGGGTAGCGGCGTTGGCGCATTCGCGCAATTGACGGCTGT